ACTGTAGTTAGCAATCTTTCTTCTGGAGGTGGAAGTACAGTTTGGACGACAGCAGAAAAAGATGAATCATTAGCTTACGGTAAGAAAGCAAGTGATAATGCAGAGCAAGCAAATTTAAAATTATAATGGATAAAATCAAGAACTACACAATACTAATACTTTTAGTGTTTTCAGGAGTAATGATCTACCTACATACTAGGCCTGAAGTTATTCCAGATCCTATTACAATTACTATTCCAGGTTCCTCAGGAACCTCAGGATTAGTACAAATAGATACTGTTGAGGTTATAAAAGAGGTTAAAGTGTACTTGCCTGGAAAGAAAGAAATAGTAGTTGATAACTCGTATAAGGAAGCTTATGAGAGAGCTATTGAAGACAATGATGATTTAACTGCTAAGAATCTATTCTTAGAGTCTATTAGAATTAAAGAGTATAATGAGATTGCAATTGACAATGATACTATTAAGGTTGACCTATATGCTAAGACTAGAGGAACTCTATTAGCATATAAGATTGATTACAATATAAAAGATAAGGAATTTACGTATACACCAGAGGTAATGCATATAAGACCTAAGATGACTGTTCTACTTGGATTAGAGGCAGTATTACCACCAATAGGATCTGGTACGCCAGCGCTAAAGCTTGATTTAGGATTTCAAGGACAAGGTGGAGATATATGGTCAGGAGGTATAGATACGCAAGGAAACAAGTATGTTGGCTTTAAAAAGTCTTTTACTATATTTAAATAGTTACATTTTAGCTATAATGCGTACTAGAATATAGTGATTTCATTCCGTATTTTCGTATGCAAGGAGAATATATTATATATAAAACATGGAAGGATTAACATTAGATGATCTTGCTTTTGACGAGAATGGTACAGACGGACTATTCGAAACGTTCAAAGCAAGTGACAAAGATTTAGAGAACCTAGGCAATGCCGGTGGAACTAAAGAAGAAAAAATTAAACCCAATAGTGATGGCGTAAGCCAAGAGAGCGTAGCTGCGGGAAAAGACAAACAAGTTCAGGGAGGTAAAACACCCGGTAATGATGACGGAAGCAATTCTTCCTCTCCTAAACCGAATGATACTGAACAGCTTTATTCAAACCTAGCTACCCAATTCAAAACTAGCGGAGTTTTACCTGGACTTGAAGATACATCAGAAATTAAGACCTTAGATGATCTTAATTCTGCAATTCAAAAAGAAGTAGATTCTAGATTGACTGACACACAGAGAACAATCAAAGAAGCTTCAGAAGCTGGCCTAGATGCCAGTGCAGTTTCAAAGCAACTTAATGTTGTTTCGAAGCTTAAATCTGTTTCAGAAGAGTATATCTCTTCAGATGCAAACCTAGAATTCCGTAAAGGAGTTATTGCTCAAGATTTCTTAAGCAGAGGTTACAATAAAGAAAGGGCTGAAATTATGGCTCAGAGAAGTATTGATGCAGGCAGTGATGTAGAGGATGCTAAATTAGCACTTACTAGTATCATTGGAATAGAAGAAAAGAAAATAGCTGATGCAATTCAATCAGCTAAAGATGACGAGAATGACTCAATAAATGATATCAAATCTCATCTTGAAAAAACTGAAGAGGTAGTCCCAGGAATTAAACTCACACAAGAACAGAAAGATGAGTTATATAAACAAATGACTACTGACTTAGGGAATAAAGAAAATGCTTTTATAAAATCTCAAAAGGAAGATCCTATCGGATCCAGAATTAAGTTAGAAGCAATATTCTTTATAACAAAGGGATTAACTGATTTCTCAGTATTTGGTAATGCTAAAGAAACAGACATCTCTAAAAATATTGAATCTCTCTTAAGAGGAGCTGATTTCACTGAAAATGGACGTATCAATACTGATATGCCAGATGACAATGGAACTTTTACATTAGCTGATCTTAAAGATTTACAAATAGAATAGTAACAACTTTTTTAAACAATTAATAAATGCAATTAGGTAGATTTCAGGTAACTGACGCAAAGGCTTTTGCAGGAATGATTAATCCAGAAAACACTTTAGGTGCTATTTGGAAAGCATCTCCTCAAAAGATTAACGACGCAATGATCAAACTTTTGGCAATTCACAGAGGTAAGTCTTTGGAGAATATGCTGAACATGTTTGAGACAAAGTATGTAGAAAACGATAATGAATTCTATTGGGAACTTATAGGTAGTTCTCGTAGAAATATCCCATTATTCGAGGCACGCTATAAAGGTGCAACTGTAACAAGTGGTGATTCAAACATTGGTGAAGGTGGAACAACTTTTGAGTTGGCATTCCCTGAGCAATGGTTCTTCAAAGGAGAAATCATCGTTGGTGAGAAAAATGAGGTATATCCAATCCGTGTGATTGATGATGGTCAAGCAGAAGGTAGTCTTTATGTCTACACATGTGAGACTGCAGGATCAAGCAGAGATGGTATTCCAGGTGAAGAATTAGTATCAGGTAAAAGATTCAACGAAGAGTTCGCTCCAGTTGGAAAAGGACTTTCTAGAGAAGTTGGTGGTGTTCGTAGAGTAACTCCAGTTTCAATGAGAGGTGAGCTTACTACTATTCGTATCGACCACAAATTACCAGGTGATGCAACAGGTAAAAAAGTAGCTATGGGTATTCCTGTACTTACTAAGTCTGGAGAAAAGAAAGTTTTCCCAACATTAGCTCTTTACGAAGACTGGTTGGTTGAGCAAGAATTCTCAATGTACAAAAACAAATACTTGCTTTATGGTAAGTCTAACAGAACTGCTGATGGTGAATACCACAACAAAGATGTATCTGGAAGATCTATCAAAATTGGATCTGGTATCCGAGAACAAATGGAGCAATCAAATACTTACTACTATAATGACTTCTCTATCGAGATGTTAGAAGAAATCCTTTTTGGATTGTCTGAAGGTAAATTAGGATTTGATCAACGTGTGTTTATCTTACGTACTGGTGAAAGAGGTGCTGCTGAATTCCACAAAGCTGTCTTACAGACAACTTCAGGATGGGCTGCTCATATGTCTACACCGGGAACTAATCCGTCAACTATCAAGAGTACTAACTCTGAGTTACATAGTAACGCAATGAGTGCAGGATTCCAGTTCACAGAATACATGGCGCCAAATGGTGTAACTGTTAAGTTAGAAGTAGATGATTTCTACGATGACAAAGTACGTAACACTATACGTATCCCAGGAAGTAATGGTGTAGCTGAATCTTATAGATTCGATATATTTTACATCGGTACTCCAGAAGAGCCAAACATCCAATGTGTTAAGGTAAAAGGTAAAGAAGAAATCAGAGGCTACCAATGGGGCTTCAGAAATCCTTTCACTGGTGCTGTAAACAACGGTAACATGGGAACTTTAGAGGATGCAGGTACTATTACTAAATTCTGTCAGTTAGGTGTTGTGGTTTATGACCCAACTCGTACTGCTCAGCTTATACCATACGTATTAGCATAATAAAAATAGGTGTTCCCCTACTCTCGGGTAGGGGATTAATCCTAAAAGCTTTAGTGGAATATTGGGCTTTACCAAATCCACAATGTCATAAGGAGGCAAAAGGAAGAATTATTTATATTAAAAATTAGGAAAACATGGCTGTAAAAGCAAAAGTAAAGGTATCAGAGAATGTTGTTAAGGACGAAGTTCCAATGACAGATTTTTTAAAGAACGAAACAGTAACTGTTAAGTATTTGTTAAAGACAAATGCTAATATTAAAGACCCAAAGCATGTTGGGTACGGTGGATTATTTAACGGAACAGAAATAGCAATTCCTGCTCCAACATTAGATAATAAAAAGATGAAAAACATCTTAACCGATAAAGAGAAAAATGGATTAGAATTTGCCTTAGGCGGAGAGAATCTATCAATATATTCTGAATTCTGGAAAGAAGGAGGAAAGGGTAATGGAATTTTTCCTATTTATTTAGGTAAGCAGGATTTAGTATTAGACTTATCTGATCCATATGATTATATTAAATATAAAGTTTTAAAGATTAGCCCTCTAGTTGCTGGTGGATTAGATGAAATCAGAAACAAAGCTACATACAGATTTGTATTAGTTGCAGAAGGTGAGCAAACTTTAAAAGATAAAGCTGCAGTTGGAAATAAAGTATTAGCATTCGAAAAGTATGTTGAATTTAAGAACAACAAGCCAGTGTTAAGATATATTTTAAGAAACCTAGGTAGATATACTAGTAAAAGTCAAAAGATTGACTTCTTGCAGATAGAAGCTGCAAAGATGATTGAAAAAGACGCTAACTTGTTTGTGGCAATTACAAATGACAAATACATTGGAACTAAGGTTCTTTTAGAAGAGTGTCATGAGTACAATGTAATTGATAATAAAGACAAAAAGTTTTATACTAAAGATGGAGAGCCAATCTCAGAGGGTGATACGCCAACGTTAGAAGTGGCATCAGCGTATTTATCAAGTCCATTAGGACAAGAGATGAGGTTGACTTTAGAAGCAAAATTAAAGAATACTAAAGAGTAACAACTAAATGACAACACCAGAGTTTATCTCAGAATTTGATTTAGGATATAACAACATACTAGGGGAAGGTGCACCAGGTCTTGACAATTATGAAAGATCGGTGTACTTAACCACATCTCAAGAAGAGTTAGTTAAGGGGTTATATAGCGGTAATAATAATTCTAGGCAAAGTTTCGAAGATACAGAAAGAAACAGACGAGCTCTAAATGAACTTGTAATAGATAGCAAATCAGTTGATCTTGCTACTACATCAAAAGGATTAGTTGCAGACTCAAAGTTCTTTATAGTACCAAGTGATATTATGTTTATCATTGCAGAGACTGCTACAATTTCAAGTACAGATTCGTGCTTGAATGGAAAAATTATAACAGTTAAGCCTATTACTCATGATGAGTTCATGGTAAGTTATAAAAATCCATTTAGAAAGCCTAATGCTAATAAAGTGTTTAGACTTGATATTTCAAAGGTAGGAAGCTCAAAAGTAGTAGAATTAGTATCATCTGAATTATTAAGTCAATATAATTTAAGATATGTTAAGTACCCTAATCCAATCATAGTCAGTGATTTAACTACTGATACACAAGTTGGAGGATTAGGTTTAACAATAAATGGTCTCACAGCAGTTGCAGGTTCGGAATTAAATTCGTATCTTCACAGAGAGATAGTTAACAGAGCGGTAGAATTAGCTGTAAGAGATTATAGAGAAAACACGCTTAAAGCTAGAATAGAAACAAATAATAGAGTATAAATTAAAAACAATTAAACATTATGGGATTAGCTGGTCAAAACCAAGTTAGACAATTTTATCCAGGATTAGACTTTCCTGGACACGCAACAATTACAGCCTTAAAGGGTGGTACAGTAGGAGATTTAGCCTGCTTATCAGCTGACGGAACAGTAGCTGCTGCTGGAGAACCTGTTAAAATATTTAATCTTAATGCGGCTGGTAACCTAGTTGCTTCTGACAGTATTAAAGCAAGTAATTTAGTATATGCAAAATCTGTTGCTTATACGGCTCCAATTTTAGGATCTGTAACATTTAGTGCATTAGCTGCACCAACGGTAGGTGAATTAGTAACGGTAGAAATAGTAATCAAAGGATTTGGTTCTTATTCTCCGGAAGATGAGTATGTAAAGAAAGCTTTTTACAAAGTAGTTACAGGAGATGATCAAGAAGCTGTCGTAGACGGACTTATTACTTCATTGAATCGTAATTTCTCTCGTGAAGTTGGAGCAACTGCAACATCAAACCCTTCTTTCGCATTCACTAAAACTGGATCAACAACTACTGCTGCTTTAGTTATCACTGAAAAAGATCAAATCTTAAACTACGTAGTAGGTAAGAAAGAAAGAGTAAATATTGATTTTTCAGCAGATATGAAGTCAACAGTATTACCAACCAAAACAGTTGTATCTTCAACTCAAGGAATTGGTTCTGGTAAAACAGTAGCTTCTATGGAGTGGTACTTGAAAGGTGAAAGAAATGATTTCTACCGCGAGGCAGGATATCCACATAACTTAGAGAACTCTTACGAGATTAATCCTGCGGGAACTTACAATCTTATCGAGTTAGCTTACTATGATGAAGGAAGAGACGAAGCGAAGAAAAGTAATAAACAAATTACTATTGCTATGCCTTTTACAAATTTAGCTGGAAATGCAGCAATCAATTTGCTTATTGCAGAATTGAATACAGCATTAGGAGCTGGTACTTTAGATGCTCTAGCAGTAATCTAAGAATCAAAATAAATTTAATAACCAAGAGGGGTAAGGAGTTAATCTCTTTACCTCTTTTTTTTTACTTCAAAATAAAATGGCAATAACAGTTAAAACATTTATAGTATCTAATGACAAATTAACAATTGATGTTGATTTAGAAGTTGGTGCTGGTCAACTATTCACAGGGGTCACTCTATGGACAGAGGCAACATATAAGAGTCCAACTACTGGCGTGGACTTAAGCTCTCTATTAGCGGGAGCAACAAATACAGAGACATTTACTATTACAGCTGCTGACGTAGGTGTTAGTACTTTTGAGGGTATTTATATTGCAGAAATCACAAGTGATGATCCATTAGCTGTTATAGTAGCTACTGCTCCATTGGCTAAATACTATGCCGTTATGGCAACATTACTAGCTAACGTAGACTTATCATGCTTAAGTTGTAATACAAACTTTCAGAACGCATTGCTATTAGACCTATATGTTGAAGCAATGAGACAGGCTTTAATACTTGGAAGATTCCAAGACGCAATAACATACTTACAAAGAATAAATCTATATACATCAACATCATGTGATTCTTGTGACAATATTGACCCAGTGGTATCATCTGCCGGCAGTATAGTTTCAGTTGGAGTGATTGATTGTATTTTAACATCATAAACATGACGCCAAACAATGCAAACGTATTCTTGTCATCTGTTGCTAGAACTGATAAAAGGTTTAAGTATTACGGAACAGGAAGCATAGAAAATATCAGCCTATTAAAAATGATTTATAAGTATGCTTGTTATGCTGGGGATTATGATACATTACAGAAGTTAGATAGACTTGTTAGCTTATTGCAACAAATGGATCCAGATATCTGTGTCAATGTTCATAATGCTGTTGGATCAGGATTCTTCCCAGAGGATAATCCAGATGTATCTATACCAGATACTAGTAACAATACTGCTCCTACAATAACAGTAGGATCAGTTACTGTTGGTGCCGATGATAACACTTATAGTGTATTTGTTATAGGTGATTTTACTAATTCATTTTCTGATGCTGATGGAGATGGCATTGGAGATGTAGTTATTAAAACACTACCAGCTAATGGTACGTTAACTTACAACTCAATAGATGTTACTACTAATCAAGTTATACCAAAAGAATCAATAGGAAGTTTAGTTTATACAAGAAATTCAACTCTTGGTTATAGCACTAACTTTAACTATGCCGTGTATGATGACAACCAAAATCCTTTACAATCTAATACGGTACAAATGGCAATTGAGGTTATTGTTGCAAGTAATCAGCCTGCTACAATAGGTGATAACACAATTTACTCTGACAATAGAGAGGTAACTATACTTACCTTAGCTATGTTTACTTCCGGACTAACGGCTCCATATAATGATCCAGAAGCGGATCTTATTGATGCTATTAGAATAGATGATATATCATCTACAAATGTAGGTGTATTTAAACTAAATGGAATAGCTATATCAGAGTTAGATATTATAACTAGAGAACAATTGAATGCTAGCTTATTCACGCACGAAGGACCAAATCAAGATACTATTAGTTCTGATGTGTTTGGATTTTCAGCACGAGATGAAGGCTCTTTAATCTGGGTACAATAATGGCAATATTCACAATAACAAATACAGGCACTAAGCCTTAATACATGGCAAAATTTAATGTAACAAATGTTAGCTCTATCAACCTGCCTCCAACCGAGGTGGGTGATATTACAATTAATATAGTTTTTGCAGTGGGCACACATGTGTTTACTCCAGCTAATTTCACGACAGAGACAGTTCCTGTTTATTCTGACCCAGAGGGAGATGATGTATTTACAGTTAAAATTACTGCTCTTCCTACCTTAGGGTCATTAGAACTAAGTGCTGTTGCTGTTAATGTTAATGATGAGATAACTTTAGCGGATATAACAGCGGGTAATCTTACTTACGATATTGCTGTTGCTGAGACTGCTGGATATTCTGATTCAGATATGACATTCAATATAGCTGATGATGGATCTGAAACTTATGGAGTCATAACTGATGGTATTGTAACTTTCGCCGTGACATCTGAAATTAATTTACCTCCTAGTGATGTTGGGGACAATATCATAAACTTAACAAATGGTGAGTTTTACACGTTTACATCAGCTAACTTTACAACAGAAACTACACCAGCGTATGTTGATCCAGAAGGAGATGCACCTTATAAGGTAAAAATACTTACTCTTCCTGCAAATGGAACATTAAAATTTAATGGAACTAATGTTATTGTAAATCAAGAAGTAACTGTTGCAGAAATTGATGCTGGACTTCTTACGTATGTTCCAGATGTTTCAATCAAAACTGTACAATCACTTACCTTTGACTTTGCAGTATCGGATGTTGGGTCGGAAGGTTTTACTAGTTAATGAAATGTATATCAGAAGATAATGATATAAAAACTTGACTTGTATAATATAAAATCGTATATTTACAAAAACAATATATTTTTATATGAGTTCAAACATCAGTAAAATTAAAGAATTTTTAGGGAGAAGACAAGGTTATTTAAAATGTGGTAATCAAAGGATTGCAGACGCTTTAGATGCTGAATACGGAGGCTTCAACTTATTTAAGCTTAATGATATAAAGAGCGTAAAAAAACAGCTTAAAAGACGCGGAGTAAAGGCCATGGTTAAAGTAGCTAAAAGCACATCCTCAGACAGTGATATGAAAAGACAACTGCAAGAGATGGCGAGTAAATTAGGAATGAAAGTAGTGGACAGTGAACCACAACAAATTAAACCTGGAAATGCATACTCAAGTAGAGACATTTCAAGACTAAAACCTTATAAGAAAGGTAATATAGATAATATTCTAATTATAGGTGACTTACATGAGCCATTTTGTTTAGATGAATATTTGTTCTTTTGTAGAGAGCAACAAGAAAAATACGATTGCGGAACAGTAATCTTTATAGGAGATGTGATTGATAATCACTATTCCAGTTATCATGAGCAAGATCCAGATGGCTATGCGGCTGGTGAGGAGCTTGATAGAGCAATTGATAGAATATCTGATTGGCATGCTATCTTTCCAAAAGCTACTGTTATAATAGGCAACCATGATAGAATGGCTTATAGAAAAGCTACAACTGCAGGTCTATCTAGAAAATGGGTAAGAGCATATAGTGATGTTCTTAATACGCCAGGTTGGGATTTTGTAGAGAACATTGAATTGTTTAATATAAACTTTAATCACGGTGAAGGCGGAACTGCAAGAACAAGAATAAAAAATGAATTGCAGTCACAAGTACAAGGACACTTGCACTCTCAATTTTATGTTGAGTTTATAGCAGGCATGAACTTCTTGATATTTGGAATGCAAGTAGGATGTGGAGTAGACAGAGAAGCCTATGCAATGGCTTACGGAAGGAATTACAAAAAGCCCATTATTGGATGTGGAGTAGTTCTTGATAAAGGTACAATGCCAATTCCATTACCTATGAAAATGAAGTAGAAACAATGAATGAACATATCATAATTGGCTCAATAACACTACCATATAGCCTCTCAAACACTGAGAGGCTTTTGTGGTTAGAAGACTGGATGTACGAATGCGCAGAAGGAATATTGGTAAATAGAATTATTGAAGTCATATTTACTAGAAAAGAAGCCATAGAAGACTCAATTGAATTTTTGGTAAAAAACAATACACACTGGATCCTTATGAAGGATAATGAATTCTTAGCACCAAATGGTATAATAGTTAGATTTCATTATGACGAAGAAGGAGACAAATTATTAAGTCAAATAAGAAACACATACAAGAATGACTAAGAAAGAATTAATATACACAGTCTTTGAGAAACTAAAAGTTAACTCTGATGATATGGATATCACAGAAGAGTTTGTTAGCTTCTTGATTGATAGCAAGCGCGCAATGCTACTCAAGCAAAGATTTGATGCTAAGCCCTGGGCTATGCCGATAGAGACTAAACAAGAGCTTTGCTTAAGCCTAGAGGTTGTTTCTAAGGTAGCAGACATGCCATGCTTTGGAAGAATAGTAAGAACAACTGTATCTTTACCTCCAAGTATTAAGATTAAAGGAAAAGAAGGCCCACTAACTGTTAGAAAATATGATAGCTCAGCAATACATGTTAATATCATTCCATTAGAGAGAATACCTTTTATTGGAAACAATCAATTCACTGCCTCTATGATATATGGTACAATTGACTATGATAATAACTTCTATTTAGTATCAGGGTCAGATAAGCTAAATCTTATGACTGAAATTAAGATAGCTGATATCTTTGAGAAGCCTGGTAATGCCGCTCTATTAGAATGTGGTGCAGCAGATGAGGATTGTGAAGTATGGGAAAGAGAGTATCCAGTTGAACTATCCATGGTAGATGATCTGGTTAAAATAGTTGTACAAGATTTGTCAAGAACATTTAATATTCCTGATGATAGTACTAATGATGCAGATGGCGAAAGAAAAGGACAATAGGAGTCATATAGTTAAAGCTGATTACGGCACAAATGACTATTATAGATACTATAAAAAAAAGTATAGAACAAATGTATCTAGACTTGTTTATGGTCAAATCATAAGAGAGTTCAATGAGCACACTAGAGATAGGTTGTCACATAAAGGAGCTGGATGTATTATACCTTCTGGATTAGGAAAAATAGAACTGCGGAAGGTAAAGACTGAGGTTAAAATAGATGAAGATGGATCTATAATCAACCACTTACCAACTAACTGGAAAGAAACAAGAAAACTCTGGGCTGACAATCCTAAGGCAAGAGAAAAAAGAATAAAGATTAAATTTACCAACGAGCACACTGATGGGCATATGTTCAGAATAGTGTACTTAAGATCTAAAGCAATATATAAAAACAAAAGCGTATATAAGATGAGGTTTAATAGAACTATGAAGAGGGATCTCTCTAAGTCTATATTCCAAGGTCGTATTGATGCATTCTTAAAATAACACACAATGGCAAACACCGGAAGATTAGTAAGTATTAAAATGATAGCTGATAGGCTAATGAGAAATCCTGTCTTAAAAGACTTAAGCTGGGAATTCATTGTTGACAATGCTATTGAAGTAATGCGCATACTAGAAACTCCTGCTCTATTTATCTCTAAGCAAGAAGCTGTTGAGATATCAAATTTCAAAGGAACTCTTCCTATTGATATAATGAAGGTAGAAGCAGTGTATAGACAAGATACTGATACTAGTGATCTTATCCCATTAAGGACTGGAACTGACACACTACACAACCACTATGATTCATATAATGATGCAACATCAGGAACTAATGGTGGTCAAACATACACAATGAACAATAGTAAGATATTCGCTAACTTTGAGACTGGTACAGCTGTAATAGTTTATAAGGCCATAGCAATGGATGAGGAATGCTACCCTTTGGTTCTAGATAATGCAGTGTTACTTAGGTGTATTGAAAGTTATATAAAATATAGATGGTTTGACATCCTTAATGACATGGAACAAATCTCTGATAGAAAACTAAACAAAGCTGAAGTAGACTATTTAGCTAATGTTGCGCAAGCTGATACTAATTTGAAACTACCTTCTGATGATGAGATGGAAACAATAGTTAATCAGATCACTCAGCTAATACCATCAAGAACTCAATTTCAAGATAGATTTGCATTTTTAGGTGCACAAGAACACTTACGTATACACTAAGACATGATTAAACAACAACTACTTGGCTACAAAGGAATGTCAAAGGATCTTGCTAAAAGCAAGCAATCTGACAAATACTTTGATGCTAAAAACATAAGAATACTAGCTACTGATCAACAAAGTTCTTTCTCTGTAACGAATGAGCATGGGAATTCTCAGGTCTTTGCTATTCCTACTCCAGTGTTCAATATTACGGATACTAGTATTGATTATACTGTTGGAACAACTGCTAAGAGTTTAGCTTACAAAACTAACACCTCTGTTATACCACGTTGTGATTTAGAGGCTAATTTCTATGGCGCCGCAGGACCGGTAGAAACTTCTGGCACACAAGTGATCATAGGAGTAAAAGAATTAAGAGATTCAGCTATCATTGTAACAACTGATAGCTCTGGCTTTGATTGCTTCTGGGAGTTAACTAATGTAAACTCTGGATTGTTTGACTTAGAGTTGCTTTACATGAATGACCTAGGTCTTAATAAGACAAACCTAGTTCAGGTAGAGTATAACTACGAGAATTCAATCATACAAAAAATATACTTTGTAGATGGTAAGAATCAATTAAGAACAATGAATATACGTCAAAGTATAGCTGTTGGTGACTCTAAAAATTTAATAGATGTGCCGTCTACTGCAATTGATACAGTATCTACATTTGACTTATCTCAAGCCGTTGTTGATTCTGTAGTATCTGGTGGTGGTCACACTGCTGGAATGGTTCAATACGCGTATGGATTATATATTTTAAATGGATCACAGACTACTATATCTCCATTGTCTGAATTAGTGTCTCTTGACAAGGGTATTGGACTTGGGGGTGGTGATGTTAACGAGAATGTTGGTAGAGCAGTGATTGTAAATGTGCCGGACATTGACCAGACATTCACACATATTAGAATATACGCTATTAAATACACTTCTTATAATGAAGAGCCTGAGGCTTCGCTTATTGCGGACAAGGAAATAGATAATTTCTCAACCTTCACATATTATGATGATGGTTCACGGGTATCAAGTATTTCGTTAGCTGCATTCGTGTTTTTAGGATCAGATCCTATTATACCAAAACACATAGCTACTAAAGATAATAGATTATACCCAATAAACATTAAAGAAAATACATTTGATTTTGAACTTGACACAAGATGTTATGGTCATAATTCATTTGGTCACATGTCTGTATGGGAAAATATATACTTAAATACATCTAATAATCTTAGTGGAAATATACTTCCAATAAATGGACCTTCTATTGATTATACATTAGTTCGAGAAAGACATGATTCTATTAATAGGGACTATGATGATTACAAGTATCAATCTGATGGAACTACATTAGGCGCAGAAGGAAAGTACTTTAAAGTTGAAGTTGATCAATCTACTTTAACTGATTCAGAGGCGCTTGATAAGCAATTCTTAAAAGATAGAGAGATATATAGAATAGGAATTCAATTATACAATAGACGTGGCCAAAAGAGTGAGCCTAGTTGGATGTGTGATCTTAAAATACCTGATGGAAATCTATCAGGAAATTACAATAAGCTTAGAGTAACTTTAAAAGCTGACTTCTATGTTTGGCTAAATACTTCATCTAATTTTGATACTCCGGACGATATACCTACTGGATATAAAGTATTAAGGGCTGATAGAACTATTACTGATAAAACAATACTTACTCAAGGTATTATAAACCCAATGGTTGCTAATATTCAGCACACTACTAAGCATACAAATCGTTCTGAAAGAAAAACTGATGTAAATACTTCAGAGACAGATAAAATGCCTAGTGTTATTAGAACTTTTCAAACTAATGTTCCTTTTGTTAAATGTAAAGATTATCATGAGACAGCTTGGAAGGATAGTAATGATTCTACTTTTAGTGACTTAGGAAGAGGTAGAGATAGAGAAGGATTTAAAGGCGCAGCCTCAAGTGATTGGCGTGCGCAAACATTCCAGCACAATAGACTGCTTCAGATGTTTTCTCCTGAAATATTATTTACTGACATTAGCATTGACTCTTCTTATGAATTAGAGATTGTAGGACTAATGGAAGAAGATTATTCAGCTAATTGGTCAACAGAAACTAATCCAACTAGTGGTGTACATGGTCAAGAAGCTAAATTTATAAATGGATTCACATCCGATTCACCTGGCGTTACAATTAACACAATAAAAGGCAATGCTGGATACCTTAGTGATAAGGCATTTTTTGGTCCAACCAATGACGATCATAATGTAGCAACACATCAGATGTACAGGCAGTTTAAAGGAGATTTTAGTGTAGCAACTGGTACTCGTAGATATGAACTATATGGAACTCCAGAAGTAACAGAGAAAGGGTCAGACTTTACTACATATAATGGTGATACAAACATAAGGTATTCTAATCATCTTAAGAGTCATTTAATTGATGATTTTAGAGATAGTGATAACGCTAAAGATAATGGTGGTGATAATGCAATTCAAATATTAGGTATTACATCAGAAGGAGCTAAATGCGTTACATTCATGGAAGGTCCTGATGATAATACATATGATTTAGAAAATAGAACTCCAATTGAAGACATGCATTCTGCATCAGGTATAGCAGAAACAAATGGTATACTTGTGGCTGAATTCGCTAAAGATAACAATACAATATATATAGGATCTATATATGGAGGTATGACATTTGAAGCTAAATCTATTAGTTCGTATATTGGTATTGGCACTTACACGCCAATAGCCACTGATTCTATATTAATTCAATCTCCTGGAGATACCTTTGTTAACACGTTTACATTTACAAAAATAGCTAAGCAAGATACTGAAGAGACATCACAAGCTTACAATAGAGTATGTGAAATAGTGTCAGTTAAATTAGAATCTAGTATAGATTTAAGAAATAGAAATGATTTATCTCTTTCAGAATGGGATAACAGATACCAGCCTAGATACGAAGAGTATCAAAGCTATAACAGAGTTTATTCTCAGCAACCTTCATTAGTTAAGAGTTCAGAGACTGGATTTAAATCTAAAAAGATACAGGAGTTTGACACAAGACTAATGGCGTCAAAAGAAAAAATACCTGGAGAGAGTGTAGATTCTTGGACAGATTTCTTACAAAATGAAACTATGGACCTAGATGGTCAATATGGCCCAATAAACGCCGTAGTAAATGCAAATGATGAGATATATTGTTTACAGGATTCAGGTGTTGCGCATATATCAGTAAACCCTAGAGTTCAAACCTCAGGAGCTGATGGAGTTGCGATAGAGCTTGGTGTTGGTGGTATACTTCATGATTATCAATATGTAACAACTAAATCCGGATGTTTAAATAAATGGGGCGTAGTTGCTACACAAACAGGATTCTATTACATAGATATCCTTAATAAAGGGATCATACAGTTTAATGGACAAATTAAAGGCTTATCTGATCAAGAAGGGTTTCATGCTGAGTTCAACAACTCAATGATATACAATGACCTTGTGTTAGACAATGCTGTAAACTCTTTTGGAGTTGCAACAGGATACAATAGTGTAAATAATGATGTTTACTTTTCTATGAAAATGTCAACAGGAAGCTTTACAATAGCATACAACGAAGCTACTGGCAGTTTTGTAAGCTATTATGATTATATTCCAGCCTGGTATATAAATAAGGGGGCTCGAATGATTACATCAAATCCTGCTAATACACAAATATGGGAGCACTTCCAAGGCTCTAAGAATCACTTTTATGGTGTACATTATCCTTCTACAATAGAATTTAATGTTTCTCCACAAGGAGAAAGAGACGTTGTGTTTAATAATGCTTCTTATAAGATGGAAATGATTAATAGTGCTGGATCTGACCAACCTAATACTGGCCTTACTAAAGTAAGAGTGTACAATGACTATCAGGATAGTGGTGAAATAGCACTTGCTCTTAGAGACAACATGTTTAAGAAATTCAGATCTTGGAAGGTTAACTTGCCAAGAAATGCTGGATCAAGAGATAGAATAAGAAACCCTTGGAGTTTTATTGAATTTACATTTGATAACACCTCAGGCAACAGTATGGTCTTGCATGACATGACTATTCATTACACAGAGTATTAACTTTGTGTGATAGTCAATATTGGAATTAGGTGTTGTTTTTAATATATTTGTAACTATGAGAAAGATTAAAGCGTGTATAAATTGGTTTGTTGGGTTCTTTTTTTCTGGAGCATTAGGCTTATTAACTGAGTGGTTAATGTTCCCAATAGCCTGGTTATTCAAGGGGTACGGTAAGAAGTCACCTTTCTGGATATGGATGGATGACTCAAGATTTAATGATGGAACATATAATGGTTTCATGCCTGATTACTCATCGTATTTAATTCTTAATGGGTCAGAAGATGAAGAAACCTTTCTAATTGCTTACAAATGGCACTTAAGAAATTCTGTTTGGAACTTAAAAAGTCTACTTAAACCAACTATGCTTCCTTTTAAAACGGACGGAAACAATAATATAATTATAATTGAGACCATAATAGACGAGTTATATACTTATAATGATAATTGGATACCACAAGATGGTAAGTGGGAATCTATTGCAGGATTGAAATACATCCCAATAGACCCTAATCAAGACAAGTGGCAAGTTAATCAAGGAGATGAGATCTCAATTGAAACATCTATACTAGGTACCGGATTCATTTGGTATGAGGTTCTAGGTGATTTGTCATTTAAATACTCTCAATGCATAGAAGTTAACTATCTATTCTGGAAAGGATATAGAACAATACAATTAGGAACCAGTCAATCTGGATTCAGATTCACAATAAAGCATCAGGCTATTAAACCCTGGAAATAATGTCAGACAAGAAAGATAAAGATAAAGGATTTGATAGAGAGGCATTTAAACGTGCTATTGCTCATGTGGAGTCTAGTGGTGGAAAGTACTTAAGTAATCCAACTAGCTCTGCTGCCGGTAGATATCACTTCTTATATAGATATATAAAAAATACTCCTATACTAAAGGGTGTAACTATACGTGAATTTATAAATAGACCCGAGCTTCAAGAGAAGATTATGGATATGGCCATAGACGGTACATTACCTGGATACCCTAGTTATAGTGGATATGCGCAAGAATTAAAGTCTAAGTTTAATTTAGACATGGATCTTCATGAGATTGCAGCTCTTACTCATTTCCTAGGTAAAGGTGGTGCAAAGAAGTACTTGTCTAATCCATCAGGATTTGTCGTACCTGGAAAGAATGCTAGTGTACAACAATATATTACTAAGTTTAATAAAGCTTTTGGGCCCAAAGCCCCTGGAAATAAAAATGTAATTAAAAAGATTTCACCTGAAGAGGCAGGTCATAATGTAAAAGTACAAGATAAGACAGCTGTTAAGCAACCTAAGGAGAGTAAAATAATTAGAACTGATACATTTCAAGCAGGAAGTGACGAGTATATAGAATACTTGAATAGTCAAGGCGTAAGCAAAGAAGCACCAGAAGTTTCTGAAGAGGGTGAAAAACCTGGTCCCACTGTCCAACCTGAAACAGCTGAGCCAACTATAACAGATGAGCCAATAAATGAAGAGGCTGAATCAATTGCTAGATTAATTCCAAATGAGCCTAAAAGGATGGCTCCTGTCTCTGGTGAACTAGCTGGCAAACCAATGGAGGATCAGCTTGGATTCATGAATACACTTGCAATGGGTGGATTCGCTGGTCTTAATGGAGAAAAAGAAATTATACCAATAGAGAATGGTGGTACACACGAGCAGAATCCTTACGGAGGAGTTCCTATGGGAACAGGGTCCAATGGTAAAATGAATACTGTTGAAGAAGGTGAAGTAAAGTTCGGAGACTATATATTCTCGAATAGACTTGCTTTAGGTGGATTTATGAAAAGTGTAGAAGATGCAGATCCTAACGTATTTGCTACTGGTGGTGATTTAACAGATCCAAAAGAACCAGTTGGTAATCCTATTACTGACCCAATATTTGGACCAGGTAAGGAACTTAAGTTTACTAAGTCTGAAATGAAGCCAGTTGGATTAGGATTAAAGAAAGTATCAGAAGAATTCACTGTACCGGATGTGAGAGAAGATTTCATGGATAAGAATTATGTATCAACAGGACCTCAAGATACTGTAAACTTCCAGAGCGCAGTGCAAGATGAAGGAGGTATGGAGTTCTTAAATAGATACAATGATCCTAAGACTAGAAAGCTTATGATGGAGCAAACTGGTCTTAGTAGTAATGATATAGATAACATGATACTACGTGGTTTATCTCCTGAAAAAGTAATAGGTGGTAATGAACCAGACTCTAAAGCTTCTGTCAACAGAGAGGGTAACATCATCAATGTTGCTGAGAAGTATAACAATGCTCCTGGTGTTGAAACACACGAAAGAGTTCACTCTTCTATGTTTGACGCCGCGCAAGGTGAAAACTTGCTTGATGTATTAGGAAGCCCTTTTCAACAAGAAGGTAAAAATACATTTAATAAATTTAAGAGTTATATGAAGCTTCCACACGAAGCTTACGGTAACTTCTCAGAATTCAGAGAAAAGATTGGTCTTAAGCCAGGTGAACAAATCACTGAAAAAGAATTAAAGAAAAGAGTAAAAGCAAAAGGTCTTGATGATGAGAACTTTTACAAGGTATTCAATGATAAAAATATAACTAAAGCATTAAACACAATAGCTTCAACAGGTGGTCAATCTGATGATGAATATAGATTAGCATAATATGAAAAAGAAACAAGACAGCATAATGGATAAGTTTAATCTTCCTTCTTATACAAAAGGTAAGACTTTTGCTGAAGCGAGCAAGGCCATTGCTAAGAAATTTGAAGGCAGAAAGGACAAAGAGTCTACTGAGACACTTCAGGAGCTTCAAGGAAGATTACAACAAGCTCAAGAGTACGTTAAGGCTAAGTCACAGCCACAACAAGCTCCACAACAAGCTCCACAACAAGAACAGCCTCAAGATCCAATGTCTATGGGTGGTCAAATTGGTGGAGAGTCTAATGATTACTTCCTAGGGGGTATCATGAGTAGTCTTGGTGGTGCTGGAGGTGCAGCTGCAGGCGCGGCGGGAGCGGGAGCAGCAGCAGGCGGTGCATCTGGATTACTAGGTAAAGTTGGTGGAGGTGCTATTCCTGGAATGGGATTACTAAGTAAAGCTCCAGAAGCTATTGGTCATTTTAAGTCTGGTAATGCTGCAAAAGGCATAATGAGTGCAGCTAGTGGTGCGGCTAGTATGATTCCTGGTGTAGGAGCGATAGCTTCTCCAATTTTAGATATGGCAACAAAATTTGTTGGTAATGGACAGGCGAAGCAAGAAGCACAAGATTTAGCAGTTAATGATACTGCAACTAAAGCCAAGCAATTTAACAATCCTTTTGCTAATGGTGGATTTATGGATAGTACAGATCCAAATGAACTAATTAGTATGTTAGGTGAAACAGATCCAACTAAAGATTATTTTGCAGGTCAAGCAGATAAAAGGGCTGCATTTGATGCTAGTAATGATATGTTTGCCGGAGAAGCTGATAAAAGAGCGGCATTTGACGCAAGTAATAATTATTTTGCAGGTGAGGCTGATAAAAAAGCAATGTCAGATTCTAAAGATGCGGCACATAGCGCAAGTAATGATGCTTTTGCTGCTGAGGCTGATGCTAGAAAAGCTGCAAATTATAGTACTGAAGAAGAAGGTAATGTAGAAGGTAATGTAGAAGGTAAATATGACCCTTCTAGTTTGTTAAGATACGCTCCTGCAGTTACAGATGCTTATCAATTAGCTACATTAGATAAACCTGATCAAGTGTCAAGAAACAAACTTGGAAATACTTATGATCCACAAAGAGTAGATGAGAGACAATTAGTTAAAGGAGTTCAAGAAGGTGTAAACAATCAAAGAGATGCTATTCTAGGATCTTCTGGTGGTTCTCAAGCAGCTGCTAGAGCCAACTTACTTGGATTAAGCTTACAGGGAACTAAAGCTTTATCTAGTGCAATGGCACAAGCTGGTTCAGAAAATAGACAAGAGAATAGAGCAGGACAACAATTCAATTTAGGAGTTGATCAAACTAATCTTCAACAATCTAATGCTGAGCAATTAGCTAATGAACAAAACAAAGGAGCATATGATGCTCAAAAGAGTCAGTTAATATCTCAATTAGGTTCTAATCTTGGAGAAGTTGGAAAAGAACAGTTGTTTAAAAAGTATCCTGAGTTAATGGGTATGGACTTTGATGCACTTGGTAAATACATGAAAACTAAGAATAAAAAGAAAAAAGGTAAACTATAATAAACAAATAAGATGACAAGAGCGTATTTATTATTACTCAATATAGTAGATAATGACGATATCTACATAGATCACAAGAAGAAAAGATTCGTACTCACCTACAATGATGAAAAAATTGTCATCAATCGTGAGGATGTTAAGGATTTTATAACTATATTTATGAACGATAAAGACGCACTGTTAGAAAAGCTTAACAATAATTAATATGGCAAATAGATTTAGTAACATAACAACAGCAGGATTTAAAGGTCTTTCTCTAGATGAGATAATGGCAGTGCCTTTAGCTAAACAAGCTAGGCAAGATGCTTCATTGGCTGCAACTGATGAGCTAGAGGCTCTTGAGACAAAAAGACTTGAAGGTGATGCAGGTGTTGTTGATGCAGAATTAGAAAGAATCAGAAAGGAATCTGAGCAGATATCCAAAGATTTGATGGATCGTGGAGTAGACAGAGGTTTGTCAAATAAGCTTCGTAAATTGAGATCATCTCAAAAGAAATCTTTCGGTGCTTCTGGCGTTGTAGGTCAAGCTAAAGCTAATTACACTTCTGCACAGAAATATATAAATGATCTTGCCACTAAGAAAATATCACAAGCAGGTTGGTCACCACAAGAGGCAAAAGTATGGGCTACAAAGCAAGTAAGTGATTTTGGTAGTTCTTTTGATGAGTTAGGTAATTTTAAACAGTTTTCAGGAACTGGCCTATCTACTAAAGTTGGTACTAATGATTGGATTAACAAAAATTTAAAGCTTGTACAGGCAGATGCCTCGCAAGATGCAATGAAATATACAGGTAACTTAGATCAGTTTACACAGGCTTATGCTTCTGGTATAATAAAAGAAAGAGATTTCAATAAGATTATGTCTTCCTTAACCACTATGGCTTCTAATGATCCTGATTTACAGGCCTCATTGAAACAACAACAATTCTTTGACCCTAATGCAGGTGATGCTAGAAATATAGGTAAGTGGGAAGTTAGATATAGAGCTGACGGAACTAAGAAAGATGTATTTATTCCAGGTAATCAATTTGGTAGACAACTATTTGGAGCCGCTGCAGGTGGGCAATCTAGAGAGCAAAGTTTAAAATATCACTTTAATACTGATACAGCAGCTAAAGAGTTACACGAAAGAGGACTTGATGCTAGAGAAGCTGCTGATCTGGTTAGAGCTGCTAATGGTGTTCTTACCACAGTTACACCTGATAATATTGATGAAATTAAAGAAAATACAGGATTGGCCCTTAATGAGCTTGAGAGACAGACATCAGAAAATAATGCATTTTGGGGAACTGATGAACAAATGCTTGACCCTAACTTTGATAAAGCCAAGAAAGATGAATTTGAAGCTAGAAGAAAGTCTAATCCTGTTGCTTTTGAACAAGCTAAAAAAGAACTTAATGATTCTAAAGTAAAGTATCATAAATTAAACAACCTTATTAATAGAGTTGAAACTAAAGCGTTAGAAGGTTTTACAGATGAAGAAAAGAAAGAATACGAATTTGCTGAACAAATAAGTGAGCTTAGAACTCAAGATGAAGCTACTAAAGTTGACTACTTAGAAAAAGAGCTTATTAAGCTTGGGGTTAATCCTGATGATTTAGATATAACTGGAGAAGGGAGAGTATTAAATAATAAAACTGGTAATTATAATATTGTTCCGGTAAATAAATCTGATGAGTTACTTAGGCATTATTTAGATAAAAAGAATATAACTAACAGATTTGTTGGAAATGAATTAGATCCTAGAGGGGCTTGGGAATCATTTGATGATATTAAAAGTAGAGCTAATGATCTCGTAAGAAAGCATTTAGAGTCTAGTCAGAACTTATACTCTGAGTCATATACAGAATTCAGTGCTCTTAATAATGGTAAGTACTCAAGTAAGATTGGTGGATTGAATGAAGTATTGAGTGATGGATTTAAGGGATCAGGTTATTCAGAAGCTTATTCAGGTAAAGATATGTTCTCTTACTTGTCTGAGACTTATCCACCGGATCCAAGTACTGGTGAAGCTAAAGTTGATTATGATGTTAGGGTAACTGATGGACATGATGAAAAAGGATATCCTATTGAGCACTTAGTTGTTAAGGATAAGAATGGATCTGTAATAGAGGTTAAAACTATAACAAGAGGAGATCTTGGTAAATCAACACAACTTAGTGCTGGAAAAGAACTAGCTGTTTCTAGTGACCCAGGATTAGCTGCTAAAGGCAGAAAGATGATTGCCAGTGCAGAATACATGCCTAAGATTAAAGCTTCTGAAATAAGAAGTGGCAATATTGAAGGAACAGTGCAAGGTAAGAATATAAAAATAAAAGGAGTTGAAACTCCAATTTCTTGGGTTAAGGCTCAAGTTGGTTCCAGAGATGTCTGGAGAATAAAAGTTGGAGAATTCCAATCAAGAGAGTTGTTTGGAGAGGCAGATATGGCTACGTATTTGTATGAAGAATTAGTAAAAGACTTAAAGAAACAAAATGGCGGAAACACAGAATAATCAAGATTTTGCTGGCACACCAGATGCTATTGTAGTGGAGAATGAATTCACTGAATTAGACAAGACAGAGCCTGTAAAAGACACTGCTGACATATCTATTGTTGATACTGATCCAGTCGAGGTTGAGAAAACTGATCCTAAAGATGATGAGATTTCAATTGTAGACGACGGTCCTAGTATCATGGAGGATAACAGGTACGAAGGTTTAGATGTAGAGGATTACACTGATTATCTTGGTAGTACTATATTTATGCCTACTGGTGGCGTTGAAGAATTAAATAGACGTCGTGGTGAGTTACAATCAGGATGGCAACAAGCTGGTAATATGATTGGTCAAGCTGTTGTTGGTGAGATAATTGGTGGTACTGTTGAAGGATTAGGTTACTTACTTGACTTAGGCAGTGTTATGGATTACATGACTGGTAACGAGACTGAGTGGGGAAACTTTATGACAGATGCTGGTAAAGGGTTAAGAACATGGGGACAAGACGCTATGGCTATTCATCAAAAAGCACCTGGTAAGTTCGATCCTTCTGATTCAGGATGGTGGTTCAGTAACGGAGTATCTGTTGCTAGTACATTAAGCATGCTTATACCTTCTATGGCTGCAACTAAAGCTTTAGGATTTCTAGGTAAGGGAGCTTCAAAGCTTGGTGGAAAATTTTCTCGCGTACTAGATGTTGCTGAAAACATGGGTAAAAAGTCTACATGGATGACAGAGGGTATATCCCAAGCTGTTGTATCTAGACACATAGAAAACTCTATGGAAGCATCCGGTACATTTGAATCTAAACGTGAAGAGTTATTAAATAAAATAGATAAAGAAACAGGCTTACCTTTCACAGAAGAGAAAGCTACTCAAATAGCATCAACAGCTGCGTCTGATAACTATAATAAAGGTTGGGCCATGTTATTACAAGATATTCCTCAATATCTAGCACTTGGTAAGATATTCAATCCTCACACTAGTAGGATGGAGAATGCTTTGTCTAAAGCATCTAGTAGAGGTCTTGGAGTTAAAATGAAACCTTGGATGCAAAAAGTTTCAGGTGGAGTAGGTACTTTCGTTTCAGAAGGTGCTGAAGAATCTTATCAATACTTAATTGCTGAGAATGCCAAAGCTATGGCTGATCTTAATGCTGGGATTATTACAAGGGAAAAGTATGACGAAATAATGGAAGATGCCATGGGCTCAGATGAAATGAAAACATCTGCATTCTTTGGTGGTCTTGGTGGTAACTTATTTCATTTTGCAGGTAAAGGTTTGAGTGAACTTAAAAAGGGAAAGAAAAAAAGAACCTTTGAAAAAGAATATGAGAAAACATATGCTACGACTCTAAATGATAGAGCTCGTAACTTTATGTCTATGCAACAAAAATTATCAGATGCTGATAATAACAACAATCTTGAAGCAAGAGAGATGGTATTGGATGAGATGATGTTAATGATGACTACTGATTCATTACATCGCGGTAAATTCGATCAACATATTGAAGCTTTAGAAGGTATTGCAAGCATGACTAAAGAAGAGGCTGCTGCTTTAAAAGAACAAGGAGGTAGTGATTTCAACCTAGAGTTAGCTAAGAAAAATATACCATCTGTTATTAAAAAGTCTGAAGAGATGAGGATGGATTATTTAAAATTCTCTAATAAGTATGATGCTAACATTGCGGCTAAAATGGCCCAAAACAATTATAGAACAAAAAGATTTGTAGAGAACTCTGCCAAGATGGATGAAAAGATTCAGAAGGTTACTTATGGAGTTCCTAATGCTAGTGCTATATCGACTACTCAAATGGAAAAGATTGAGGGTCTTATGAAGGTTAAGGCTTTGACTCAAATGAATGAGACATTTAAGAAACAACTTGAACAAGAAGGTGTTAGTGAGTTAAGAAAACCACATATTGAGAAATTAATAAAAGACAATGAGAAGCGTATTGCTAAGATGACGCTTGACTATCAGGCTATCAAAGGTGATGACCCACGAGATGCTGAACAAAAAAGAAAAGATGCTAGACTTGCTCAAGGCTTCGATGAAGACGTTACTGCTGAACTAACAGAGGCTTACATGATTAAGGAGCGTAACAACGCAGAGATATCACTTAATCAATCAGAGAATGGAGATATTCGTAAAGAGTCTTATAGAAAAGGTCTTAAAAAGCAAGAGCTAACTCATAGAGTTAATACTCCACTTGAAACTGAAGAGCAAGGACAAGAACTTCAGAAAGAAATAGAGGAGTCTGATTTTTTAACTAAAGATGAGAAGATTAAGAATGCAGCTGTTGTTAATGAAAACATAGAAGAGCTTGCTAATGAAGAAGCTGTTGCAAGAGAGTATGCTAATGACGATGCCAGAGAGGCTGAAAGATTAGCTGAAGAAGCTGCTAGATCTGCTAATACAACAACTGTAAGTAACGCTAACAAAGCTAGTGTTGCAGATAATATTGAAGATGAGCATGCAGAAGACTCAACAAATGTAACTAAGACTACTAAGTCTCAAGAGAAAGGAAAGGATAGAGCTATTAATACGGATAAAGTTAGTAGTAATATCAAGGTTCCTTTATACGCTAACTTAAATGGACCAGGCTGGAAAGACTGGGTATTTAATGGTAAAGATAAAACAGGAGCTAAAGATGGTAAGCCAGTATTGCTTGACTATGTTGTTGGAACTCCTGGTGGAATACATTCTAAACTAGGACAACAAGCTATTGAGATATTCAATAAAGCCAAGAAGAATCCTAAGATAAAATTAACAGCTGAAGAGAAAGATATTTTATTTAATCATCTTCCTATTAAGATACAACTTACTGATGATATATGGTCACATATACCTGCTTATAGTAAGACAAATGCATTTTATAAAACTAATGAACTTCCTAAAAGAGAGAATATCATTAGACAAATGTTCTTGGGTAATACTCAAACACAAGTTACTCATCAATTTGGTGGTAATTTAAATGTTCAGGAAATTAAAGAAGAGAATGGCGCTATACCTGAAAACAATGTAATGCAATTTCCATTTATTAATGGAAGTATGGGTAAGGTTGACTTAATGGTTACAAATGAGCACGGCACTTTAGTTAGAGCTAGTGACAAGTCTGATCATCCTGACTTTGAAGGATTACAAATAGATGTAATAGGTGTTCAAGATGATAATACAAACCCGGTTCCTTATAAAGGCGGAGTGTTTTTAAACATTCCTAAGGCTAATGGTGATCCTTTTCCATTGAAACTTAATCTTAGAAAGCCTAATATAGCAGAGTCTACTTTTGTAGCAGATATATTGATAGCTATTATGCTTAAAAAGATTGGAAAAGAAGCATTATTAAGTAGTGATGCTGATTTATTCAAAACATTTAAAGAAGATCATCCTAATGAATTTGCTGTACTAGGTAAAGATGCTAAAGTTATGGATGTAGCTAAGCTATTTGTTCATATGACATCTGAAACTGCAGGTAAAGCCACACATTTACATTTAAGTGGTGAATGGATTAGATATGGTTTAGACCCTGATACTGAAGGTGGTTTTAAAGGTATTGTTACACCTGATAATGTTGGTGATAATAGAGAAGCTTTAATAGGCTTTATAATGAATGAGAAGAGACGTCAGCTGAATCTTAATCAATGGAACCATGGTAGTTATGGAGCTAAGTACAGAGAAATGATGCTTAACACTGTTATATCTACTGATGCTGTTGTTGGGTCTGAAAATACTACTTTCTCAGAGAATGAAACTATTGGTCGTGAAAATGAACTAGGAGCATTCAAGTCTGATATTATGTTCAAGGTACCTGACGGAACTCCTGAGGCAACAAAGGTTGTGCCTAAGAACCCAACAGCTGTTAATAAGAAAGTTTCCGAAAGAGAAGCTCTATCTAACAAGGCTGGTGTAGTTAATGAAAGAGAAAAAGGCTTTGCCGGTGTATTCTTTGATAAACAAAGAAATAGAATTCCTGTATACGGAAAGAATGAAGCACATGTTAAAGAACTTATTAAAGCTAGATATGATGCAGAGAGATTAGATGCTCCTGCTCAGAAAGCTGCAACTGTCATTAAAGAAGTTCCCGATAGTGAAACTGATGAGAGCTTATATGAGAGAGCTAAGAAAATAGTCATTGATGCCGCTAGTGCTAGTGCATCTCTAATTCAGAGAAAACTACAAATAGGATACGAGCAAGCTGGTAGAATAATGGATCTTCTTGAAAAAAGAGGTATTGTTTCTAAGTTTGATGGGGCTAAAGGTAGAACAGTAGTTGGTAATTTAGATGTGGCAAATGATGCAAGAGATTCTGAGTTAGATAAATTTAAAAAAGCTAAAGAAGATAGAGCTAAAGTTGAAATAGATAAAATAGAAGCTGAAAGAAAAGCTGAGTTAAAACAATATCCTTACTATATAATTGTAAAGGATAGTGATGCAAGTATGCCGAATTCAAAGCATTATAGCTTGATGAGTACTTCTGACAATCATAGACCAGATACAACTCCAACTTATAGTTCATTAGAAGCTGGTAATTTCTCGTATGAACCAAAATTTTCTCCTTATCTAAAAAATAAAGAAGAATTTAATAAAGCAATTAGTTCTAAAACAATTAAAAAAATAAATGAAATCAATACTAAGTATGATGCTAAAATAGCTGCTTTAGAACCAACACAACAAACTAGTGGGGTTGTTAAAGAGTCTCCTGAATATGAAGGATTTGATGAATCTTTTGATGGATTCGCTGCAGAAAGAGCTAAAAGTAATGAACCAATATCAAATGATATCTGGAAGAAGTTTGTAGACAATGGCACCGTATCTAAAATGCAGTTAAATAAGATTGCTAATAAAATTATGTCGAATGATTTGCTTTCTACCAGAGAAAAGGCTATATTTACAGACAAGACTGCTGAGGTTAATAAAATACTAGTTGATCTTAAAGCAAAAGATGAAGTAATAGCTAGAAACAAGATGGCAGAAAGAGAGATGAAGATTAAGCAAACAAATATTGAGTTTGAGTCTGCTAATGAAGCTAAACAAGCTGAAGAAATAAGTAAAGAAAGAAAAATTAAAGAAGAAGATCCTAATAAAGACGAAGGTTTCACTGAACAAGGTGAGTGGGATTGTATATTATAAACAAATTTAAACGCTATAAAAACAAATGGGTAATAAATCGAATTGTATAGGCGCCATGAAATTTGAAGAGAAGTTGGTTGATGTTCTAGGTACACTAGAGTTAGCTAATGCAGAGGCACGTAAAATTGCATCTGACGAATTCAAAGAAGTATTTGGTGACTGGGAAGGAAACAAAGAAGCAAACTGGGTTGATAAGTACGGTGCTTTAAGACAGGATGACAATGGTTATCCTAAATTATACAAGTCTGGTAATGAACACTACTACAAACTTGCAGACGGGAAGAAACATTTTTTAAATAAAATTAAGTTTCCTGAAATAGATCCTGATGATGTTTACGAAATTACTAATCAACTTAAGTATGAATTATTCTCAACTAAAGAAGGGTTTGATTTCAATAACATTGATGAGATTAAGGGTCTTAAAATAGGTGAATCAATACAATCTAGTATTGACTCTTACAGGTCAGAGAATGCAGGAGATCCTGACGCAATACAACGGGCAGATCTAGTCCAAAAATACAAAGAAGATTTTATAATTGAAGTAAGAACTCAGATAGAAGACATGGGTCTTACATCTAGCAAGCGTATTAAAGCAGGAGCTAGAAAAGATCAGATTCAAGATCTTACTGATGAGCAGGGTAATCCTGAAAGTGAAATATCTGAAGAGGATAAATCTACTGGTATGAACTTTGCTGAAAACTTCACAAAGAACTCTAAAGATAGCGCATCTGTAAATGTAAAATTATTATTATCTACCGTATTAGATTCAGAAGTTGTTGTTAGAAAGAATGCTGACGGCAGTGTATATATAAATAATAATGGCAAGACTGAAGCTAAACTTGATACTGTTTCAGGTAGGTTTCTAGGTAAGCCTCAATTTGTTGAATTCGATGATGTATGGACTACATTGGAGCCTATGTTATCTGATTTAGTAAACTTTAACTTAGGTGGAGATGTTCAAGACGTATTTGACCTTATGGTTGAGAAAATTGATGGATTAAAATTAGTTAAGCCATGGACTAAGGGATTAGCTGATAGGTTAAGAGAGTTAAACACTTCTGATAAGATTGGTGAGAGAAACAAAATCACTGAATTCTTTCAAGCGTTTTCAAAAGCAAGCCTTACATATTATGTAACTGAAGTTGATGGTAGAAATATTAAAGTAATCAACGCTTCTGCTACTAACTCTAGAACTAGTAAGCTTAAAGGTGAATGGGGACGTGGATTTAGAAAAAAGTTCTTAACCAATAAGGGTAAGATGAAAAAGGCTCTTGATGTAGATCAAATTTCAGATCTAATTACCGAGTCTAAGAATAAGTTTATTAAACAAGCTGGTACTAGAGGTACTGCTGCTTCTCAAATAAAAAGTATTAGTGAGAATCTACCTATATTAATGCAAGCTATGAACGCTCTTGGTATTAATGTTAATAGCCTTGACATGCGTAATTTTATACTTCAAGTTGCTGATCCTAAAAAGAGATATGGAGAAGTAAAAGCATTGTATGAAGGAATGGAGGAAACTATGAAGCATATAAAAGATGAGAAATCTCCTTTTGTAACTACTGTTGGTGAATTCAAAAATCCATTTGACTTTCAGAAAGTATTAAGTAGAGTTGCTGGTGCTCAAGCATTAAGTGCTATACAATTATCTGAGAATACAATAGTAGGTAATGAAGGTAAGACATATTGGACCTATTCTTCTTTAAGCTATTTACATAACAAAATAAATGCCTGGAAACAGCAAGCTGGAGATGATAGTACAATTGATATCAAAGAACTAGCTGGTCAAACATATAACAAAAACTCTAGATGGTTGAAGTTCTTATTAGCTTCTGACATAGTTAATGACAGTGAAAGAGAAGCAAAATCATTAGAAAGAATAAAATCTGTTGAAATAAGTCTATCTAGTTCTATTAAATCTAAAAATAAGAATGATGGTGTTGACAATACCAAGATAACAATTGCTGATGCTATTAATGATAGTATGGTAAAGATTCTTGGTAAGAAAGGTACATTACAAAAATCTATCTTTCCTACTATTGTTCCAGCGGACAAGTCCCGTAAGATGGATATTGGTGGATTTGACATGCATCAAACTGGGATAGTATATACTAAAGGGAAGGGTGTGAGCATTGATAATGCTACTATTGAAATCTTTGTAGACTATTTTGAAGATGAGTATAACAGAATGTCTGAGGCAGCTGATGAGATAGCTAACTTACCTGATTCAGAAAAGATAGAGCACTATCATACTAAAAGCATGAATGCGCTTAAGTCTCAACTATTTCCAGAATTTAATCCTTCTGAAGCTGAGCCTAAACTTAAGGCCATCTTATATGATAAGAATGGACATCCTAAGAAGTCTACAATGACTGGTTTAACTAGTTCTCAAAAAGAAGCATTAAAGCCATTTGTTGAACAAGCTATTAAAGACAGGATGAAAGAAACTCTTGTTGAATTAAGAACAAATAGAATCATAGAAGTAAATCCTAAAGCAAAAGGCGAATTGAAACCACTTACTATTGATAACACCTTGATGGAAAGTTATGGGACACAAGAATCTCCTATTCACACTATGGTAGGTGACTATGTTGTAAATGGATTAATATCTACAATTGAATATACTAAGTTATTTTCAGGTGACCAAGCTTATTACAAGAATCAAAGTGATTTAATTAAGCGTGTACCTGCTACATATACTGATGGACTACAATTAAGACTTAGTAAGAATGATCACAAGTACTTTAACCAGGCTACTGTTAATGGAGTCGAGGTTGCTTCTTCTTATATTAAGGAGATTCAAGATTCACTTACTGACAAAAGCTTAATAGAGGCATATAAGAACATTAACACTACTGATGCTCAAGCATGGATAACTCCTCATAGATGGAAGTTTCTTAAAGAGAGATTAGGTAAATGGGGTGCTCAGCATGAAAAGGTATTTGATAAGATGATGGCAGGTAAAGAGTTAGAGCCTAAGGAGCTTAAACTTGCTGCACAACCACTTAAGGGTGTATACTTTGAAATTAATGAGGGACGTCCCGTATATTTGAAATATTCTCAAGCTGTACTAGTTCCTAGTTTAGTCAAAAATACTCCAATGCAGAAGATGTATGATAAGATGACTATTGATCCTGCAACTAAGAAGCCTTATGAGAATAAGAAAGATGAACTTCATGAGGTTATTACTCGAGATGGTGTAAAAGTTGGAGCAAAGGGTATTACAGATATACATAAGCCAGGTACACTGGAATTAATGGATGAATTCGAACTTAATTCAACACCTTTACTTAATGGTGGATGGAAGTTACAACAAGATTTACCTACTAAACTTATACATGATACTTTAACTGGATCTCAAATTCAGAAAAATATATTAGCTGGTATTGATTTAACATCCGGTGATGCTAATTATGAGTTGAATGGTGAACCTAAGACTGGTGGAGAAATTATGGAGTTAATTCATGATACTATTGGTTCTTTAGTTAGCGAAGGCAGAGCCTCACTGCAAGAAAGGTTTGGAATAGGAGAAGATAATAAGATTACTGACATGACTGGAGTCTATGATGCGCTAATTGATGAATTTAAATCAAGAGGTGGAGATGAAAATATCATCTCAGCATTAGAGAAGGAAATGAGATTTGATGCAATACCTCAATTATCAGGTAGAGTGCAGAGCATCTTTATGTCTATTTTTAACAAAGAACTTGTTAAAGTTAAAACCAATGGCGGTAGTTTTATTCAGGTATCTCCATTTGGACTTGAGTCTGTACAAGAAATTGTAAAAGATTCGTCCGGTAAAGGACCAGCTAAAGTACTTAGATCAGGTATAAAAATAGTTAGTGATAACTACGATGGTAAAGGTTTAAAACCACCACGTATAGAAAATGGTAAAGTATTGCCAGGACAAGCTATGTTGCCTTACAGTGCAATAAGAGCTACAATTGATAAGCATAATAGATCATTAGAGAAAGGTGATCTTAACAAGATTGAGGATCACCCAGACTTTATCAAGCCATGGAACATGACGGCTGAGAAGCTTAAAGAAATCTTAGACCCTAGCGCTCTACAAATGGTTTCATATAGGATACCTAATCAAGGTATGAGTTCGAATGATGCTTTAGAAATTGTAGGTATACTTCCTCCAGAGCTTGGAGATAGTATAATTGCTTACGATGCGGTGCCAGGTAAGACAGGTTCAGATTTTGATATTGATAAGATGTATGTTATGACTCATCACCTTGAGGTGAAAGATGGTAAAATACAGAAAATACCAAGTAATACTGATTCTAAGAAAGGTAAACAGAACATGTTAGTAGATTTATATTCTAGTGTGTTGTTGTCACCTCATACCTATGATGCAATGATGACTTCAATTGACGCAGGTTTCTTGAAAGATGACATGCAGGATCTTTTTCCTGCACCAGAAATGAAGTCTCTTCAGTTTATGAGCCCTATACAACAAATTAAAACTAAGTTTCAATACTTAAGTGGTAAGTTTGGTGTAGCTATGATTGCTAATCAATTAGTTGATCACGCTTCTAATCAGAGTTTAAATATAAGTCTTCAAGGTTATTTAGGCATTGGACATAAAGATTCTAAAGGTCATACTAAATTTGATAGAACACACGATACAAATGGTAAGAATAGTGTTAGTGATGTGTTATCTGCATTCTTGAATGCATATGTTGATATAGCTAAAGATCCTTATATATCTAGAGGTAATCATAATATAACTACATCCAATGTAACATCTATGCTTATACGCGCAGGTGCCCCTATATCATGGGTTAATAGACTTATAGGACAGCCTATACTTAAAGATCTTGTTGAGATAATCAACATGTCTGAAGGTAAGACTGCTCAAAGACTAGTATTCCAAAAAGATGGTAAAGGAAAGACTGTTACTCCTTATGAGTATGTAAGATTAAAGTATAAAGTGAATGAGTCTGAGGCTAACGAGATAGATGTAGCTGGTTTAAGTGAGTCTAAAATGGAGGCTGCTATAAGAAGAACAGGACCATTAACTACTGAACAGAAAATTGAACAAGGTAAGATATTAGATATATTTGAGTTCTTACAAGATCATTCTAAATCTTTTAGCGCTTCTGTTAACGCGGCAAAAGCTGATACCAAAGGTAACGGAGGTGGAGTTGTAGCTAGACAGATTGCTGAGAACAAAGTTAACGAGGTTCTTAATTCTGGAAGAATACTAGGATTTGAAACTAAAGGATTCACTGGTAAGCATCTTAATGAAACAATGATGGGTCATTATTACAAACAAGCAGTATTGTGGGTTGGTGATATATTACAAGCTAGTGATTTATTCTTAGTTGGTAAGAATGAGGTATTAAGTGCTTTCAATGAGATATCTATAACGCTTGGAAAAGGAGTATTAAAAGACCCAGAGCTTGGAAGAGTTTTAGAAGCTTCTTTTAGAAGTTATTCTATGTCAGGATTATCTGTGTTTAAGAACAACAATGCTGATCATGATTACTTATTTAAACAATTACCTGAAAAGATACATGCTTTAAAAGAGGCTGGTTCTACTAATTTTCTAGTTAAGGAATTAAGAATAGACTCTTCTGGAGGATATGAATTCTTAGGTATAGATTCTAGAGCTGCAACTAAGAGTTTTAATAATAAAATGTACAGAGCATGGTCTAGGTTACTTAATTCTTCTGATCCAAGTGAGAAAGAACTTGGAATAGATTTGATAAGATACGCTTACTCCCAGTCAGGGTTTAACAATAATCTTAATCAATTCTTTGCTCACATACCTCATAACTTTTTTGCGGAGAATGGTATTAATAGAGAGATTGATGAGATGTTTAGAACTGCTGACAAGATTGTTGGAGGTGAGGATTTTCAAGACCAAATGATAAGACATCAGTGGGATAACAAGACTATTGGGTACAAGCTAGTTCCTGAATTAAGATTTGATAGAGTTAAAGGATTTGGAGGAACATATAGTAATGGAACAGGATTCATAAGTGATGAATCTAAATCATCAATAGCTCTTGAAGAAGACAAAGATACTGGAATAAAATTATTTCCTAAATTTGTTAAAGTAGATATTAGTGAAAGAGATGCTTCAATGCCAAACTATGCCTTGTTTATCTTTAGAGGAGAAAAAGAAGGGAATCCTATATACACTCGTACTCATAAGTTAGGACATAAGTCTGGTAAAGGAAGTATCTTTGAATATAATGAAAAGAACACTCCTGCTAAGTCTGTAATAGAAGGAAACAATATACCTGTTGCTATTAATAAAGAGATTACGAAAGTGATGTCTGAACTTAGAAGTGATCCTTTATTTTGGGAGGGCTCAGCTACTATCACTAAAGATACAGCTCCTTCTAAGAATGTTCGTGAAATATCTACAATGGTATTAGATCCTAATGATATAACTGCATTTAAAAATTATCTTTCAAAGTCTGGAGGAAAGTTTCCTAAAACATTCTTTACTAATATGACTAAGTTTGCTGAAATTAAAGATAGCAAAACTGAAGGTAAAGGTAAAATGCTAGATAGTCATTTATGGATGATTAATAAGAACGAGAGATATGACATGATTGACCAGATTACTGGTGAGTTCGTAGTAGTTGATGTTGATTTACAAACTGGATTACAATACACAGAAGTTAAACTTGATGACTTAAGTGATGGAGTTCAAGAGGAAAGAATGCTATCTAGTAGCAATGATTACCTTCTTGAAGAGCTTAGTGTGTTTAATGCTAAGATTGCTCATATGCAAAAAAGCATGAATGTAGAAGTTATCATGGATCCTACAATCCCTACTTCAAGGGTATTATCCGCTAATGACCCAAGAACTATTGCTGCAGGAAAACCTGTTATACTTATTAATCCAAAAGCTGTATTCAAGACGACTGCAATACATGAGTTTGCTCACGTTTTCATTGATGCATTTCCAGGTGGACTTAAAAATAAAAGGCTTCAGAGAGCTTTAAAAGACCTTGAAGGAACTGCTTTATATGACGAAGTTAAGGAAGCGTATCCTGAATTAGATAATGAAATGTTCCAGAAAGAACTTTTAGCTACTGCAATTGGTAGAGAGGGTGCTGATATATGGGATAGTAAAGAAAAAGAGAGTATGTGGACAGCATTCAAGGATTGGTTCTTTGACTTCTTACGCAGAACTTTTAACTTGAAACAAAGTGAGGTTACAAGTCTTACTAAAGAGTTATTGAGTAATACTGTTAAGTCTGATTTATTAGATAATTTATCTAATTTTGCTCAGCAAGAAAAGAACTTTGGACAGAAAAAGAAAGATCCAGAAGCGGTAATTTTAGATAATACATATGAGCAAATCATATCGTCTATATCTAACTTAAGACAAGCTATTGAGCCTCGTACTAAGAATGAAATTGCTGCTGAAGAGCTCAAAAAAGCTGGTCTAGATAAAGGTGAGAAAACTAAATTTCAAGAAGTTAAAGACTTAGATAAGAAATTGACTGAAGAGATGGATAAGCTTAATAATACAGCTAACGCTAGAGCTATGATTAGGTATGTTGACTTCTCTGAGAAGAGTGTCAATCAATATAAAGCTCTTGTTAGTAGATTAGCTGAAAGAGGTAAACTTACACCTGAGGAAATAAAAAACATCAAGTTCTTTACTTCTGTATTTACTATGATTCCGGATGTTAAGCAATTAATGCTTGAACAGTATAATAAAGGATATCTTAAGAATGATAATGGTCAGAAGAAAAAGAGAATGGACGTATTGGATAAGATTATTGCTGATTATGATACTTTAAATCAAGAGATGCTAGGTGTTTCTAGAAGAATCTATGCTAAAACAATGGTAGATAATTCTAATGAACATGTTACAGTATGGAGAACTAAGTATGAAAAAGAATATGCTGAGTTAGAAGCTAAGAATTCTAAGCCTGATGAAAGTATTCATGTTTGGGTTAATGAAAAGATGATAGCTAATGCTGATACAATACAAGCAGAAGCATTCGAATTCTATGAAGAACAAGCTAAAAAGAGTTTGTCTGATATACACGCGTCAACAGGTTGGTTAGTTTCTGAAAAGAATATTGCTAATGCTGAGATTCAAACAGTATCTGCAATGATAGATGCTGCAGATTTCGAAGTTGATAGATGGGTCCAGTCTCAAGCTAAATTAGTTGAAGAAGCTTATGAGAATTTCTCTAAAGCATACCCTAGTTCAATTGGAAGCGAAGAGAGATATAGAAAATTTATTGATCAAACTGATGAGGGCTCGTATTTAATATCTGAATATAACCCAGGTTTCCTATCTAAATACTATGAGGCTAACTCGTGGATGAACAGGTCTGTATATGAGGAGAAATTTAAAGGAATAGAGATATCAGAAGATGGCTCATACACATTGAATGGAGAAAAGAAAAGCCTTCATTTACCAAGTAATGGATTAAAGGTAGAAGGTACTCATGTGTTTTATACCGAAGCTGGAATAGTTTACTCAATGACCTTGGAAGAGGCCATAGGAAAGACTGAGCGTGCTAACTGGATTGAAGCTAATACTGATTCTAAAAAGACTACATATGGTCTAGATATTAAACCTAAAAAGAAACTTTGGTCTAATAAGGCTTATGATGCTTTATCTGTAAAAGATAGAGAACATCTTAAGGCTATGAAGAAGATGATAGTTGATGCTAATGTATTGACTGGAGGTAAGCAGAGTTTAATAGAGAAAGCAGGCGTGGTAGACTTTTATAGATTACCAGGTATAACTAGATCTAGTCAAGCTCGAGCTATTGCAGGTGATTTAAAATCTCTTGTTAGTGACAGTGTGACTGACATGTTTAAGAAGAAAGAAGATGAATTCGAATTAGAAGATACAGGAACTAAAGCTGAAAATAAAGGAAAAGATTCTATTAAAAGAATGGCTGACTTAACTAATAAGCAGAAGTTTGATGTGCCTATTCCTTTTAGATCTAAATTAGCTAAGTCTGATCAGAGTTTAGATGTACATACTATTTTACTTATGAACCTGAAAGAGGCTAAGAATTATGAGCAGAAAAAGAAACTTGAGGCTCAAGTACATGTTATGATTGATGTAATGAGTAATAGACTTATTCCTAATCATTCAGGATTACAGAAGCTTGCGGTAATGCACGGGTTCAGTAGAGATAAAGAGATACAGATGCATTTACCTAAGGAGCAATTACCTGAGGATGTTAAGACTCTTATTTCTATAATGGAAAGTAGAATCTATGGTATAAAAGAGAAAGATGCAGGTAGCGCGGCTGGTGTAAATATGCAGAAGGCAACTACTACTCTCTTGAAATATTCTGGTTCTGTTGCACTTATTGGTAACTTCGTTAACTCATTTGTGAATGCTACTACTGGTACAGTAAATAACTTAATAGAAGCATGGGGCGGTGAAACATACGGTATGAAGAACTGGAAAAATGCAGGACTTAAGTACTGGAAAGATGCAAAAGGTTTAGTAGGAGATATGGGTAGTAATACTCACTCATCTAGAACTAACATGATGCTAGATATATTCAACGTACTTGGATCAAGAGAAAGTTTAAATAACAACTTCGAGGATAACTCTAGACTTAAGTCTATGATAAAAACAAGCAAGTTAAGACCTATTGCACAGGGTGGTGAACATATGATGCAGGCTAAAGTAATGTACGCGGTCTTGGATAGAATTAAAGTCCTTAACAAGAAGGGGGAATTTTTAACAAAGGACGGCAAAGTGACAAAAGATGTCGACAAGGCTGCTACATTAGATGAAGTGATGTATTTTGAGAAAGATAAGAAAGGTGAAGCACACATGAAGTTGCCTAAATGGGCCGCTGCTACAACTTTTTCTCCTCAACCAGGTAAACAAGATGATATTCTTACAGAGGCTAGGGGACTGATCAAAAAGAAAATTATAGATCTTCACGGTAACTATGACAATGACTTAAAAAATCAAGCTCAGAGAGAATGGTGGGGTAAATTACTTTTCTTCTTAAAGAAATGGATGGAGTCAACTACTCTTCGTAGATTCAGAGGATATGCTACGGCACTTAAAGCTTCTGAAGAATTACGCGATGTTGATAGGTTCTATTCTGAAGATATGAAGCAATATCAAGAAGGTTATTATGTAACAGCATTTAGATTTCTAAAGCACACATTACCTCAAGCAGTAAAAGAGTTTAAGTTTGAAGTAATTACAGGTAACTATAAAAACTTATCTAAGCATGAGAAAGCTAATATTCGTAGAATAACGGCAGAGTTTGGTATGATGGCATTAACTCTGTTAGCTTATACTGCTATGGGAGGATTTGATGAAGAGCCAGATGATGATACTTTACTTGCTAGGTATTACCTAAGAAGAGAACTATCAGAACTTACTTTCTATCTTAATCCTGCAGAGACCATTAAGCTAATGAAGAATCCAACAGCAAGTATCTCTGTTATAGAGAGATTTACTAAGATTTTAGGCCAGATGACATCTCCTACTGAAGTATATCAACAAGGTAAGAATGAAGGTAGGCTTAAACTATGGGTTAAGACTAAGAAAGCTTTTCCATGGTGGGCCCAAACTGAGAAGGATTACAAAGCATCGTTACGATTCTTACAGATCATGGACTAACAGCTAAAAGTAGTTGTGGACAATAAAAAAAAACTCTGTTGGTTATAAGCCTTCAGAGTTTTTTTGTATTTTATAATTAAGCTTGTCTCCTTTACGTAAATTATCTTCAGCCCATAAAGGCTGTAAATTCGTATAGTGACAGAGTTTTGCCAATTCTTCTTCAGTCTTAGCTGAAGCTAATGGTATTATGTGGTCAATGTGCCACTCAGATCTATTGTCCCAAGACATACCTTCTGTAAATTGTTTTTCTATATGTTTATGTGCTGTTTTAAAATCACATCCTAACATTGATAAATTGCTTGAATTTTTTATCCATTTTTTTGACTTAAAAGCCCTTAGAGTTCTCCTCCTTATTCTAGATGTCAGATTGTATAAGCTGTCTTCTTTGTGTCTTTTTCTTCTGTGTTTATTTCTTGCATCTTTTACTTTTTTAGATTTTCTATATTTTTTCATATATTCTAATCTTTCCTTTTTTCTTTCATTTGAAAAATCCTTGTATGATGGAAATTTTACACCATCATTTTTCATTTTAATATATTTTTTACTATTTATTTTTTTCATGCAGTATTTGCAAATTGAATATACACCTCCTTTTCCATAATCATTTTTACTAAACTCACTTAATTCTTTTTCTTCATTACAATTTGTACATGTCTTCTTCTCCATTCTCTCTTTCGTCTTTAATTAAAAAACCCCAAGATTTCTCTCAGGGTTTTAGCGGTCTTTCAAAACACAGCCAAGGAACTACTTAGTAGTCCCGAGTATTCCATCTATATTTTTATTTATTGAATAATTTTTTTAAAAAGCCTCCTGTTTTAGTTTCTGGAGGTGTTGGCGCTTGTGGTGGTAACTGTATAGGTTGATTGCGTGGATTTATTGCTGTCGCGGCTTTAACAAGACCATTAACATTCTTTGTCATACCTGCCATCATAGATTGTGCTGCCTGAGCAACATCTGCTTCTTCTGATTTCTTTACAATTCCTCTTTCTTCCAGGTCTGACCATGTTGTTTTGTGTTTTAATAACACAACTCTACCACCATCTTGAGATGCTCTTATTGCTGCTTTAAAGTTCATAACACCAAAATGTTCCTCATCTAAACTCAATATACCTGTCCCAGGTTCATACCTATATATTCCTTCAGGAACACCTTTGAATTCTTTAACATGAACATGTGTTATATCATAACTTTTTGTGACTACTTCACAGTCATCTAAGAAGTAGTCGTTGTAAGCCCCATATGACTTCTTTTCTTTTTTTTTTAACATTATTTTTCTAATTTACTATCTAATTTGAACCATTCTCTGTAAGAGTGATGATCTTCATCAGCTACTATATTAAATGAATGATCCATGTACATTTCGTCTATAATAAAGAACTCATCTTCTGTTCTTTTTGTTATCTTGTATGCTTTACCGGAATAGGAAAATTTATATCCACTTCCTTTCATAACACCATCTTTTATTGCTATAAGATGTGTTGCTGTCGCTTCGTGTGGATCTAATACTGCTTTCTTTTTTCTTAATCCTACCATAGTTCATCTGAATTATCTCTTGTTATATACCCTTTAGCAAATTTAGATTTCACTATGTACTTTCTTGTTTCTAAATTCATTGTTGCAGTACACGCGTTCTCATGAACTGAATCAAACATATTTAATATGAATAAATAATCATCGTCTATATTATACATCCCTAATATTCTTACTACTTTTCCAGCAACATAACCATGTGTATCATCGAAATTATCCCACCAGTATGCCACGCACTTATCTTGAACCTCCTTAAATATATGATAAGGTGGAGCGGTATCATATATACTTCTTTTCTTCTTTAACATAATTATTTTTTTAAGTTATAAATTCTCTCATATTCAGCATCTATAACCGCTATATAAGAAATTACTTCATTAGGTTCATTTTGATTATATTCTATGTCATTAAGTGGTAAAAACTTTTCTCCTTTCTGTTTAAATACCTTAATATAGGAACTATTGTGTGCTTGTGCCGCTGCATATAAGGTAAATCCCTCTTTATTGCACCAGAGCTGAGCCTCTATGTTCCTATGATAGTATCTTCTTTTCTCTTCAGCCTTTATAGCTTCTTCTTTACGGCGTTGCTGTTGCTTTTGCTTTGAAGTCATACGTGTTTTTAGGCATAAACTTATCATTAAATCCTTTCATTGCTCTCTCTTGTTTCTTCTTCTTCAATAGATTCATCTTCACATATTTTTATCACCTCATCTAATGTTAATTGTTTTCCCATTTTAATGAAATATTCTTTTTGTCTAAATTATAATTACTGTTAGAGGTCTCTATTACTTGTCTAAATCTTCCTGCTTGATAAGATATAACAGAGTCTCTCTCTCTCCATCCATTAACGAGTAAAGTTAATTTACTCTTACTTACAGTGAATGATTTTTTCTTTTGAGCTGACATTAATGCCTTTTCTGCCCAATAACCATCTCCGTCGAATGATAAAGGTAGGACTCTACATAAGTCTTCTTGATCAAATACGTCGGTATCTACTACATATAATACATCTGCATCAGCTAAGTGTATAAACTTAGTATTCCATTGTTGTCCATTATTTGATAGGTAGTTTTTCTTTTTTTTCATTTCTTTTTTTAAATCATCTGGTATAATACAAAATGATCCTTGACCAACCGGTCTCATTGCTTTTTTACTTAAAAACATATTCTTTCTATTATGTTAAAAATAGGGATGGCATTACACCATCCCTATAAAATTAAAATTACTTAATTGGGCATCCTCCGATACCACATGCACCTAAGTCTTCGATGTCATCTTCATTAATCTCTACTGAGGTTATTGGGACAACTCTTTCCATTAAGTACTTATATTGCTCCTTAGTAATAGATTCTTCAGGTATTTGCTTAAATCCTGAAGCAGATCCTTTTAATAAGAAACTAAGCGTTTTGAAGTTTTCAGAAAAATTCTCTTCTACATACTCCTTTAACGCCGGTAAATCCTCTTTGGAATAGTAAGCAGTAACTGATACAGAGTTATCTGACCAATTCTTCTGCATAAATTTAACTGTATCTAATTGCTCAAATACTGTCATATCCTCAAATGATACTACTCCGTCCGGGTATTTACAAGGAAATTCCACTATCATGCTAGATCTATCTAGAGTACCGTCAAAGTTTTCTTTATACTCAACATGGAATCCATGAGACTTACATACCTCTATTAAAGGTGATGTTGATCCTATGGTTATTCTTCTAATGTAATATTGCCCTGCAACTGAGGGATGTACTCCCGGTGTTACTCCTGCTAATAATGATAATGTTCCACTTGGTTTTACCGTAGTAAGCTTAATGCTTTCTGGGAATCCCATCGCCTTAGAGTATGTTTTATCATATTCTCTTAAGTACGTGTATCCTGGATCTAACCAACTTAATTGCTCATCTGAGCTCATCATTACTCCTGTTATGCCAATTCCCATTCTCATATTGGTATTCACTACTTTCTGAGTCTCTGGGTGATGACATTTTAAAGCTAACGAATGTTTGTTAACTCTATATAGCATAGTCATTACCTCCTTAAACCTTTCGTAGGTTTTAATATTAGGTAAGTAAATTTCTGCTAAACAGCATGTTTCTTTATCCTCTAATGATTGCTCAGCACAAGGATTGTATCCCTCTACTCTTGGATCAGGATACTTAAAATCTCCTGTTCTCCCAATCTTTTTTGATAAAGCTACATTAACTAGACCATAAGGTTCGCCCTGCTTATACGTATCCCAAAACTCTTGAGGTAGTAATTTTGCATCTGGGCAATCAACAGAATTATTAGACATATTTCTCCAATTCGGCACTTGGCCAAGGTCCCACCTTTTGGCTCTTAAAAACTCTAGGTCATCGTAATCACCTATTGCTATTTGAGCGGAACGTCTAACATTTCCTGCTACAACTATACTTCCAATGATGTTCATAATATCTAAACAATCAATAGGATGCAGTTGCTTACCTCTTCTATTTTGTAGGACTGTGATAATCTTATCAAGTCCTTCTACAAGAATAGTAGGTCCAGAAGCTACTCCACCAAATCCTTGTATATCTTCACCATAGCCACGTATTAATTGACAGCTATAAGTGAATCCCTTACCGCCATAAAAGTGTGCCTTAAGTACTTTTCCAAGTAACTTAACCCATCCTTCTCTAGTATCTGGGACTATGTAATCAGCTTGCTTGTCATCAAACCTCTCTATTTTTAACTTTTTGTTATTCACTTTTGGTAATTTATAAACATGCTCACGCTTTATAGAGTAACCTACTCCACTTCCTAGCATTAACATGTCCATACACCATGTGAATGGTCTTATAGGATCATCTACAACAGTAAAGGCACAGTTTTGTAGACTAGGCAAACCTAATTCATCAACTGTTTTTGTACCTAACTGCCACATGAATCTTCCTGCCACAGATCCTTCCATATTGTGTCTCATGTCTCGGTAGAATTCCTTCTCCTCATCATTAAGAGTAAGTTTCAACTGCCGAGAAATTCCCGTTAGTTCGCGCTCAACACCTTCTGTAAAAGTTTCTTTACTTCCATCTTTTTTTGTTCTAGAATATGTTCTAGCATGGGTGATGTAACCCAATGGGCCCCATTTAACTTTTCTCTCCTTCATTTTCATCCTTGTTTAAAAATTGATCAATACTGAACTTTGTTACACTACAAAAATTAGAAAAATCCTCATTATTTAAATCAGGTTTACTTGACAATTCATGATTAGGATCTATTTTGACCTTTAATGCCTGATTCATCTTTATTCGTAACCCTTCATCTCTTGAGAGTATTTTCATAATCTTAGCCCTATTAGAGGCTCCTTTCTTTTTCAAGAAATTATCTATTGCAGTCTTGTGTTCGTCACTGAACATACTATATTTTCCATTAATAAATAAAGTCTTTGCATCCTTCATATTTGATGATAATCTGAACTTATAAAGTACCATATTATCATAGTCTTCATGACCAATATAAAGATGACTTTCCATTAATTCTTTTTCCCATGCTGTGTATTGTGGATTTGAACTCCATTCATACAACACGCAAAACTCATCTAATTCTCCATTACTTAAATACGAATTTCTAAGTAAATGTAAGTATTTGAAGTCTATTTGTGCATCAACCATAGGTAGAAAATAAGTAAGACTTTTATTAAGAATGATTTCTATTTTATTCTTCTTTATATTCATCTACTATTCCATCTAACATTATTCTTCCTTCATTTTCATACACCTCTTGCAAGTACTCACAATATCTGCCATCTTTGCAGTTATAGTAATCCTCTAAAAGGCTAGTCACTCCTCTATGTTTATACCCAAATACATCTTTAAAACCATTCATGGCATTCACATGTAATTCTTCAGGCATAACCCAGACGATTGGCTTATATGGATTCATTTTAGAGATATAAAGAAATTCAAACTCCTCTACTGTATATCCAACAAGGTCAGGGTCATTAGCCACAATAGTACGCAAGGCCTCTTTGTATAGAGCTCCTTGAATGTAATACTTGTGTATAAGAATAACTTCATTAAACTTTTCAGCAGGAGATTCTCCTGTCTTTAAATCTACTGGATAGATTTTCTTTTCATTGTGGTCTATCATAACACAATCTAGCATGCCTTTACATTGCACACCTCCTACTTCAGTAACAAACTTATATTGGTATATAAGATCAATGCCACTTTGATTCTGATCAAAATACTTTGAAGAGAAATCATGCGTAATAAGAGTTTGTGCTGTCTCATAGGCTAATGCCCACATTTCAGGCTTAATTAACATCTTACCTCTTGCTTGTAATTTATCTTTAAAATAATCTTTTCCATTGTTGACTGCCTCTAATGTTTTTGTGACAGTGTAATTTTTGTAAATTCCTAACGAAGTTGCTATATCACAAATTTGTTGTTTATAGTCATCTAAGTTATCTGTTACTACTTGTGATTTTTTACCTCCTAATATACCACTAGTACTATTAAAATCTCCTATTGGAGCATTAATAGTATCAAGTAGAGCATCAAGTATGTTCTTAACATTTGTGGTAGGATTCTTTACTGACTTTCCGGTATAATACTTGCTAGATAACGTAAGTGGTTCGAAACACATATCATCTACTAAGCTACCAAATTTCAATACAAATCCTCCTGTTTTAATGCCATTAACGACATCAACTCCATGTTTAGATATAGATGCAAGCATACTATAAGATGGTAAATCCAAGTCCCTATACTCCGATACCGGAATATTTAAATTGTGATCTTCTATCATCTCTCTTCTTCATATTGTGTAACAGCATTATCGAAGTTTCTACAATGCTTATAATGATCAAATAACACGAAGTCACAGTCACCTTTATAAACACTATCTAATACCTCATCCTGAGCTAAGAATAATTTCTTCTCAGATATCCTCATTAGAATTTTAATTCGATCATTTGTAATCAAATCTAATACTTCATTCCAATCCTCTTTATAGAAGATCTTTGCTGCTAATTGTAATAATTGTTTTTTTTCCATTAAAATATTTTTAAATATACTCCTGGATTCTCTTTATCGACAGAGTAGAATTCTTCATTTGCTCTTATATTCTTAGCATTAGGTAGTTCACCCTTAATTGTCATTGGGACAGGAAACACAAACTTAACATTATCATCTTCTATGAACCCGTGAGCAGTTAATAAATCCTGTATTATCTCTACGCTGTTACTAAAATCAAACAATCTCTTGCTGTTTCTTACTTGGTGATACCCAATTACTATTGGATCACTTTTTCCTGCTTTCATTGCCGCAAATTGCGACCTCAAAGCTTCAAATTGATTAGGCCTAAGTGGATCAGCATATCCTTTTACCTCCTGTTTAGAGGATGAGAATTTCTGTATACCTAGTTTCCTAATATATTTGTTTACAGTAGGAGAACTAAATATTCCTCTACTAGTCTTTACTTTACTGTTCTTTAATGAGGGCACATTCCCCGGGATGAATATCATCTCAGGGAATTTTACCTCTTTCTTATTCTTCTTTAACATAAATTATTTAGTTACATAATCAAACTTATTTGCACCACTATTATATGTTACACACTGTCTCATGGATTTGTAAGTAGCAAAAGCGCCTTCTCCACCCCAACCATGAAATTGTGTTCCACCAACACCAACCCAGAAAATATTTTTCTTATAATCAGAAACAGAATCTTCTCCGTCTGTGATTACAACAGAATTTCTTCCATTTTGTGCGCATTGTAGTGTGACGTTGTCAAAGTTAGTTCCACCAGATCTATCAAAACCTAATATAGTAAACTCATTAATGTTCTTGATCTCATAAATTTGAGAATCAAAGAAATATAACTTGTCTATCATATTCATTCTGTATAGAACCATTGCAATACCTTTAACGAGGTCAATCATTCTTATGTTAGTTCCTTCAAATTTCTCGTGTGAGCCCATTGAACCTGAGCAATCTAAATATAAATCTAGTTTGCCTTTGTATACCCTTGTTGCGTTACCAGGTGAAAGAAGCTCAGCATTTCTGAATATTGGGTGTAGAAATTCTAAACCAAATAAATCATCAAACTGCTCTGCCTCAAACAAGGTTTCTTCAACGGTATGGAACTTTTGTGAGAAATAGTTTTGAGACTCATCTAGGATCTTAACAAGAACTTGCTTAATGCTTTCTTTGTTTATAGATACTCTATCTAATGCCCCTTTAATTTTCTCAATGCTGTTTAAGAAATCAGCGTCATTATTAGCTAAATCCGCTAAAGCCTCTTCTCCTAATTTCTCTGTAAGATCTTTCATAATCTTATCAGCATTATTCATAGCTTGTTCTAGTTGTTGCTCATTTTGAGCACTATCTAAAACTTTATCAGCCATGTCCTCCAAGTCTCCGTGTTTACCTTTGTTGTGGTCTTTTGATACTCCTTTACCTCCAGGCGTTTGCCCTTGGCCTTCTTCATCTCCATCACCAGGTTCTCCTTCTCCTTGTCCTTGTCCATCATCTTCCCCTTCGTCGTCTCCGTCGAAAGGTGATCCTGAACCTCCACCATTTTTCTCTTGTTCCTCTTTGAGTTCTCTCTCAATCTTTTGCATATACATAGCAAGTTCACGAGTTAAAACTTGTGAGAACAATGGTGAGTCTTCTGTTACAACCTTAGTTAAAGAATTATATACTTTATCCATTACCTTTTGCTTAACAACATTGGTTCTGTCAACAGGCTTTCTCTTGATATCTTTGTTGACGTACATTGAATATACATCATCAATCATATGCTGAGGAAGAGTACACTCTTCACCTGTTTTTTCTTCTACATAATCTTTAATCTTTGTAAGCCTGAGTGACTCCCAGCTTGTTACGCCGGGAAGTATCACATGCTTATCTTTTTTCATTCCTAGGAATCCACTACCAGCTGAACTCCAGGTTCCGTAAGGATCCCAGCTAGGAGCTTTGAACTTCTCCCCGCTGTTTTCCCTTTTGCTGAATAGACTCATACTAGATGTTGTTAGCCATTTCAGTTAATACATCTTCCTCTTTCTTAAGGAATTCTAACTTATCCTCTTGCTCATCAACTCTGTTCTTGATATCATCGACATCATCTTGAGATAACTTGCCTCCTTTAAATTGTTGCTCACAAAGAGCTTCAACTTTATCGAACTGTGCAGAATAAGCATCCATAGAGATACAAGCTCCAATTCCATCAATTGCATCATAAATAGCACGAAGCTCTTTAGATACTAATGATTTAGAAATGGTCTTAGCTGCATTCTTGTCAACTAACAACTCAACACACTTCACAATAGCTCTGTCTTCATTGAAATTCCATACAACCATAATATTCTTAATGATTGTAGGTAAAAATGATAAACTTCTATCAGACAAAGAAGAATAGATCAAGTCTATTACTTTCTTTAATTTAATAGGATCAACTGTGATTGCATCAATATCAGTTTGCTCAGGGATATTGATATTGTGATTCTGTCCAAATGTTTTACCACCTTTAGCGTAGTAATCAAGGATGTCAGATTGACGTAATCTGTTCACATGGAACGTTACTAAGAATCTATCCCAGAATGGTGAACCTACTTCATCATCAGGAATGCTGTTACAAGTAGCAATGAATGCTTGCCATTCACATGGCACCTTCTCTGTACCATTAAATAGTATCTTCTCATTCATGATACCTAATAAACTGTTACGTAATGAAGCTGACGCTTTGTCAATCTCATTAATAACTACAAACTTAGCGCTTGTAATAGGTGAATCTACTCTATATTTTTGGTTAAGCGTTAACTCTTCCAGGTCAATATTACCTTTAATTGCATTACTTCTAGTCCCTTCATCAGTTTCTAGTAAAAATAAATCTGCATCGTCAATGTTTCCATTTCCTGCCGCTTTCGCGTAATCAATAACTGCAGCTGTTTTAGCAACTCCAGGAGGGCCAATCAAAAGGATAGGTGTACCTACTGCCTCTCCTAAAGCCATTACTCTAAATGTCTCTAACTTCTTTAATAAGTTAGTGTTGATTGTTCTCTTAATACTCATCGTTTTCTTAATTTTAATTTTTAAATTTATTTTTTGTTTTGAATCATCATTTTTATAAGATTCTTTGTAATATCAGCACCATATGTTTCTCTGAAATCAGAGATGTCTTTAGTACCATTTGGTTCTGGTATCTCTAGTTGGATAAGCTTGTGTTCGTCACATAACTTCTTTCCTGCTATTCTTCCCCAGTTGTTTGTCTTGTCATAATCATTATCGTATAAGACATAAATGTTATCGAAGCGAGCTTTTAATTCATTAACTACACTTTCTTTAGCATTTGTTTTTTCACTCTGTAATGCGCACGCTGTGAGCAAATGAGAGGGGTATAATGACTTAATAACACCTGCATCTTTTCTACTACTTGTGATAATTAGGTTCTTACCTGTTTTAGGTAGCTGTGTCCATAATTCCCAAGTGGAAAAGTCATTGTTATTAACCCATTTCCATTCCTTATTGAGTGGTTGGTAAATTTTAAAGGTTTGTAATCCATCTTTCCTTTCAACAAAAGCATAAGCTAATTCATCAGCTATTCTACAATAACTGTTCATGAAATAATGAGAAATAGGAAATATACCTAAGTATTCTAACTGTTTTACAGTAAATCCATATTTTCCATGCCAATACTCTTTGTCTTTAAGATTCCAAGGCCTTACCTTTATTTGAATGTTAATTCTCTCTTTGCTAACTTTTTTTACCATGTTAGTTTTGCTGACAAATGAATTTATCTGTCTTCCTTTGAGAATTTCTTTTGTTTCAAACTGTGTTAATCCGAAATCTGCCGCTATTCTTGTAAATACATCTGTAATTCTGTTGTAACCTAACAACCTCATTACAAACACGAATGCATCACCTGTATCCCCTGTTGCAAAGTCTTTAAAGAAGATTCTTTTATGATCATCGGAATAGAATAAACTAAACGATGGAACTTTATCTTCTCTTAACGGACTTTTAATAGGTCTATTTGGTATACCTCCGAGGTAAAATTCAAATATCTGGGAATCTGTGATACAACTAAGAATATCTTTTTGATTTGGGAGTTTCTTATGTTCATGATTTTTAAACCCCATTTACTTGATTTTATTGGTTAAAAAAGAGGGTGCATAACACCCTCTCTATAACCTGGTTAATTAATTAATTAATACTACTCATTCAACCAATCATCATCGTCAGACACTGGCTGAGCTGCGAATGCATCGTCAGCACCTGGTGCGTTATCTAATGATAATTGAGTTGGCTTTACAACGAATTCACGTAAAGTAAGGTCATCTCCACCAAACTCTACATTACCAAATGCTCCGTTAGCTTTAGCATCATGGATATCTTTCAAAATCCACTTAAATCTATCAGCTTTCTTACCATGTAAAGTATATTGACGTAAAGTCTTTCTACTAAATATGGTTTGCATTTGACCTCCATCAGCCTTAGTTTTAACACCAAGTACAACGCCAATCTTGTTATTCGTAGAAGCTAATACTCCTTTAAAGATGCTAACATCTCCTCCTAATATAGCTTTCCACTCTTCCTTACTAATCTTAGCATAAGCATCAGACTTATCATCAACTTTCGTTAAATCAAAAGGTAAGTTTAAAAGATTAACTAAGAAGTCTATTACTTCTTCTTCACCTCTTTTAGCTACCTTAACGCCTTGCATACTATACCATGTCATATTTGCTGGGGCATCACCACTAGTTATGTCCTCCTTGGTTAACCAAGTTGTACGTCCGTAATCATTGATTACTTTCACTTTACCAGTTTGTGATTTGTGATGCGTATCAGCAACATAAAATGATGCTTTAGTGTTAATAGGATTATTAACATCTTCGTTACTTAAATAAAAGTCTAACCTAATTTGGTTAACTTCTCTCTCTCCATCTCCATCGGACACTGTCGTAGTACCGGTATATTCTGGATCGTAATTTAACTCACGTCCATATATAGCCTCTAACTCTGCTTTTGTAGGGTTAATTGCTACTACTTTAAAATTCTCTGCTCCAGTAAACAATTTTCTTGTTCCACCTTCGCCAACTTCTTGTCCTTTTCCAAAATTACTCATAAAATCTCCTTCGTTATTTATTTATTGCTGAACAATTACTCTGTTACTGGTTCAGCTTCAGTTTTTTGTAAGAATGATTGGTCTGGACTATCTCCTAATCCTAACATTACGTGACCAGCGTCAGCCTCTTCAACTACAGCAATAGGACCTTCTGGTACTAATGCTACAAATTTAAACGCATCGCAAGGGATATCAGTCCCATCAAGAGACTCTAAACCATACTCAACTCCTTCATTCTCATCTAAGTCAAGAAATGTAATCAAATCTTTCGTTAATGCGGCAGAAGAGATAGCTTTACCTTTCTCCTTACTGTCTTCAAATGCTACTGCATTCTTAGATGTCTTGTACGTTGTCAAGTCATCTATATTTACAAGCATATCAACATTAGCAATAATTATTGCTCTGTTTCCATTCTCGTCAGAATCAATAGTTCCGAAAGATATGTACTGTACCTCTCCTTTATCTAAATTCAACTGCTCCATTGCTGTTTTGTTGAATAAGATTCTACGCGTTCTACCTTTTCCTCTATCTGCCTCAAGCGTTACTACCGCTTTGTTATCATATTTTTGATAAGCCTCATGAGACCCATCTACTTTTCCTAATCTCTTAGTTCCAAATATTATATTCATTATTCTTCTTGTTTATCTATAAAAACTGCATTCCAGTTTATTGTTAAATTGTGATCTTCATCACTTTCTGCTAAAACTACTTTTTGTCCAATTAAATGTTTTTGACGTGAGCCTACAATTAACTTGTCTGATGGAGCAAAATCTATTATAGTTTTGTTCTCCTCTCTGTAAATTAATCCTATACTATCACACCAAGCACATAGAATGTCCTTAGTCTTGCCAGTTAAATTGATGGACTTCTCAGTAAAAGTGTCTCCACCTTTAGTGATGTCCTTCTCTTTGACATGACCAACCATGATCAATGTCTCACAGTACTTCTCAAATGGCTTAACCATCTTAAAAAACGCTGCCCTTGTGTATAAGTACCCAGCTCCATTAGCTAAGGTTCTTACGTCACTACCTGCGAAATTTGCTCCCATAGGTGTTTGCATATAAAGTTGCTTTGCCAATGGCAAACTCATCTCTTCTAATGCAGTTAGTGTATCTAATGCAATAAACTGATATGGCATTTTGCCATCATTAGCTTTCTTTGCATCATCTAAAGACTTCATTAAGTCTTTGAATTGAGTTAAGTTATTAATCTTAACTACCATGGCGTCAACATAGTCTGACCCCTCTTCCATATCTACTATTAAACAGTCGTCTAAGTTAGCCAAAACTGTTGTCTTGCCTGTCTTAGGTGCTCCGAATATCAGCATACGGTTTGGATCTTTTTTTGTTGAAAACCTCCTCTTCATTGGTAAAATCATTTAATTCCTTCTTTTTTAGTTACTTATTATTTTCACTCTTGCCTTGTTCTTGATCCTGTTGAGCTTTCATGTGTTCCATTAGTGTCTGTTTTGATAATAGAAATGCTAACTCTCTTTTATTAAAAGTTTTTTCCATTCTATCACATAGTAATGCTACCACATTCTGCTTACTTGCATCTACAACAAAGTCATTAAATAGATTTTTATTCCTTTCTCCAAAAGTTTTATGTTCTAATCCGCACGAATTTATATCGTTTTCTGTGTCGGAAAAATCATAAGCTTTTGGCTCTGGAATAT